AGCGTCTGCACCTGGCAAAGCGTCTGCACCTGGCAAAGCGTATGCACCTGGCAAAGCGTCTGCACCTGGCAAAGCGTCTGCACCAAGTTGGCTTCTGGGTTTTTCGCGAATTACAATCTTATCAATTGGTAAATTATCAGGTATACCCTTGTATGCAAAGTCTAAATAGATAATGTTGTCTGTAATTAATTTGATTTCAATTTGATCTTCATCCAATTCTGTTATTTGTCCGGTCATTACAGTAGGCACATCTCCTGCAAAGTATATATCAATCCATTGTGGTGGTATTAATCCATTTTGTTTCGCATAACTAGGCGTATCCGCTCTACTTAACAAAGCAACACTAAGAATAGACTCGTTTTCTAATCCACCATCTTCTTTGATATTTATTGTATTTTTTTTACCTTCCACATCCAATAAAACAATTTTGGTATTATCAATATATTTAATCAAAAATTGTTTCTCATGTAGTTCTGCATCACTCGGGGATACAAATTCTACAATATCTCCAAGTTGGAGATTAATTATTTGTTCTGATGTAGTATTAGACATATCTTATACATATAATAGATATTTATCTTCTTTATTCAAAAACAACATAAGAAATAAGGTTAAAGAAGAGAGTATAACTATTTTATGGAATTGTATAATAATCACAGTTATGATTTTAAAAACGTTGCTGGAATAGATACCACAAAGTTGTTTACAGACTCTGATAATGATAATATTTTTAAAGAATTAAAATTACATCAAAAAGTAAGTGTTCATAAAGAAAATACATATAATATCGTACGTTATGACAAGCAAAAGCTTAATCCTGAAAATTACAATACATCTGGATTATTTCGTTCTATAATCCATAAAGATGGAAATATTGTTTGTTTCGCACCTCCTAAATCAATGAACCATACTTCTTTTCAAAACGAGGTTGATCTTACAACAAATTTATCAATTGAAGAATACGTGGAAGGTACGATGATTAATGTATTCTGGAGTGGAACAGAATGGGAAATTGCCACAAGGTCTTCCGTAGGCGGGAATGTATCGTTTTTTGTAAATAATGTGAAGAAAACATTCCGTCAAATGTTTTTAGAGACGGTAGATTATAACGAAACACGGTCAGGAAATGATACGGACAAAGATTTTTTTAAATGTATTGAAAATATCCCTCATGATACAAGTTTAACATTTGTAATGCAACATCCTGATAATAGGATTGTGGTTCCTTTTACAACTCCTAAATTATATCTAGTAAAAGCGTATAATATTTCAAAAGAATTTCTAATTAGTGAAGTAAAGTTATCGTGTGTTGCATCCTTTTTACCAGGCTGGGTAATGTATCCAGATAAATCACAATATAGTTGCGATGAAATTGAAATGATATTGAAGAATGGTACACTACAACTAGATTATATGAAGGTTGGTATTATGATTGCAGGTATTCATAAAAATACAGGTAAATTGGTAAGAACTAAAATCAGAAACCCAAATTATGAATATGTAAGGGAACTACGTGGTAACCAACCAAAATTACCGTACAGGTATTTAATGCTTAGACAGGAACACAAAGTATCAGAATATTTAAAATATTATCCGGAACACAAAGACCTATTTAAACAATATCGTGAAAAGGTACACGATTTTACCCACAAATTATACAAACAATATGTATCGTGCTTTGTGTATAAACAAAAAAAACTCGGATTGTATTCACCACAATACCGCACACATATGTATAAATTGCACGGTTTGTTTATCACAGATAAAACGAACAAGATTAATATGAGTCGTGTAGTAGAATATGTGAATGGTTTACATCCATCGCTTTTATTGCATTCTTTGAATTATGAATTCAAATCCTCACAGATGAATACATAAATGTGTATCCAATATAATTATTTCAAACACAATACAATATTATTATTATTAACATAATATTGTAAAATTATATATATGATGGCATACTATCAACATCTATAATACTTTCTTTTACATCAATATCTTTTTCATTTATATGAAATTTATTAAAATACTTTTTCTTAAGTTGTAATTCAGGGGTGCTATTATGAACGGTACGTGCAATCATTTTATACAATTTAAAATCTGGATACCTTTCTTCTCCATTTGTCTTGTACAAAACGTTTCGTCTTTTATCATCTAAACACCAATCCATTATAATGTGTTTTGCAGCATATGAAGGATCGTCTGGATGTTCACCAATATCATCTATAAAAAAATCCAACAAAGAACATCCCAATCGACATAAATCAAAACTAAAATTAGGTTCTAGACGTGGTTTCTTATCATTGAAATATGGTTCAAAATTATATAGATTTGCCGCATCGCCATTAACATTATAACTATCGCTACAAACAATATTGCCTCTAAATTTATATATTGCGCGACCGAAATCGATAATTTTGAATATTCTCCCGAAGGTTGGAACTTTGTACATTGAACCTAGAGCTTTATAGTAAAGGAATGGTGTATCTGTTTCTATATACATTACATTATTTGTATGCAAATCGTTGTGGGTAAACCCATACGTTTTTTGATATACTAAAAGGGTCATTATTATTTGTATAATCATAGACCCCCACTCTTCATCAACCATTTTATCACCATTTTCACTAATCAACGTGTCTAAGGTTGCCACACATTTTTCAAGTGCAATAACATTCACCGGAAATTCTGGTATAGTAGCCATCATAACCTCATCAGAAAGTGTAGAAAATCCATCACTAGAAGTTTTATCTTCATCGTCATCTTCAGAAGAAGAACGGTCTACATTTTCGTCAGACACAGATGACCGTGAAGAACATTCAGAATTACTATTAGAATTAGATTTATGACTGTCTGTTATATCATAATTATATAGCAAATCAAGTGGTTTTTCAGAAGACTCATTTAGATTATTTGGTATAAAAATATCCTCTAGAGTATCACATGTTATGTCATCAAGTATAGAAACATGCACCTCATCCTCGTTAGAAATATATGTTAATCTCTCTTTATTTCGTCTAGTATTATAATTGAACATACTATTTGCAATATCGTTATCAATTTTAAAAAGTGTACCGTTGTTTTTGTGGAAGAAATCTGAATCGTTCAAATATTCAAGATCATCAATTATATTATAATCGAAATCTACTTTGGTTGCTAAAAAAGAACCGTAAAAATCTAAAGCATGAATAAATCGGTGTGTATGTAGTAATTGACTAGTAAGATAACTAAAGAACCCGTCAACGTATGCTGTGTTATTTGGGTCGCGAACTTTTATAGGTGATTTTGTATTAACAAATGAAGGCAAAGAAAGCAAATCTGTATCATCTATATCATATTTACCAATCAAATATTTAGAAGGGTCTAAAAGGGGGCTGTATTTAAAAAAAACTTCTGATGTTTTTGGTGTGGTTGCGTTGTATAATTGACATATGAAAATATTATTTGTTACTTTTTCTTTCACCTCTACGAGGTTATTAAGGTTATTTAAATTTATGTCGTTGTAATTTTTAGGGGTTAATGAATAAAAAGACTGATATAATGGAATATAGTTTTGCGGATTTTTTACATTCATACCATCTATATCCACTACACTTTTGAATAATAGAGAATTATCATTTTTTTTATATGTGAACTCCATGAGTGGATTATTCACGCTTTCATTATTTTCTACACTCATTAAAGAGATTATACACAAATATATTCCCCATTAAACTAATAAAATCGCGGTGTATATCTCTAAATTTTTTCTGAATAGGTGTTAGATGTCAACTGAATTAGAACTAAGTAAATTCAATATGCAACAGATAAGTTTCAAACCAGATGAAAACAAAGGTCCTGTTATTGTATTAATAGGGAGACGTGATACAGGTAAGAGTTATTTAGTACGAGATTTGTTGTATAATCATCAAGATATTCCTATAGGAACAGTTATATCTGGAACAGAAGCAGGTAATGGATTTTATAATCATCATGTACCTAAACTATTTATACATGATGAATACAATACTGCAATTATTGAAAATATACTGAAAAGGCAAAGACAAGTTCTTAAACAAGTTAAGAAAGAAATGGAAACATACAAAAGAAGCAGCATAGACCCACGTGCATTTGTGATTCTAGATGACTGTCTATATGATGCTTCGTGGACGAGAGATAAAATGATGCGTTTGCTGTTTATGAATGGTCGACACTGGAAGATTATGTTGATAATCACTATGCAGTATCCACTTGGTATACCGCCTAACCTTAGAACAAATATTGATTTTGTTTTTATTTTACGAGAACCATATATTAAAAATAGACGTATTATTCATGAAAATTATGCAGGTATGTTTCCTACATTTGAAAGTTTTTCACAAATTATGGACCAATGCACAGAAAATTATGAATGTCTTGTGATTAATAATAATTCTAAAAGCAACCGTTTGCAAGACCAGATATTCTGGTACAAAGCAGAACAACACGGACCGTTCAAACTAGGTTCAAAAGAATTTTGGGATTTGTCAAAAGGATTAGATAGCGACGATGAAGATATAGAAACCTATGATCCTGCTACAAATCGACGACTTAAAGGACCGCAAATAAATGTCAAAAAAAAAAGTAAATGGTAATTAATCCATTTTTGAGGATACTTTGCTTAATCCATGGTCGGACTGGCTGGTAACAACATTTTCATTTTCAAACAATTTTTGCCTGATGTCTTCTTGAGTCACTACTTCATCATTCGCGTAACCAAGGGTTGTTGCATCTTTCACAGAAATTAAATTACCGTTATCATCTACCGTCTGAGATAGTTTGTTACCAGACGCTAGAGCTTTTTCTTTATTTTCTTCAATTGCGTTAAGTTTAGCTTCTTTTATACGATTATCAAAAGTATTTTTAGCATTCTGTTCATTCTTATTTTTTTCGTGCATAAGTTGGTTTAATTCGTCTTCGAGATATTCTACACGGCCAGTTTTATATGCTTCAGGATCAAACGGCATCCAAAGACCAACAGGACCAACAAAAACATCATGGTTAGGGTCTAACTCACGCAATAATTTTGCACGAATTTCAGCTTCACCTTGAGAAGGAAAACAACCACGAATTTTTACTCCACGAGTACTTGTTTGAAATTCATGTTTCTCATCAAATGATTTTTGAAGTCGTTCTTCATTATTATCCATATATGTTTTATATTCTTCATACATTGACGTTTTTAGTAGAATTTCCTTTTCAGTTTTAATAAAATCTTCCAGTTCTTTTGAAGCATCATCAAAATTAAAGTTGTACTTGTATGATAAAAAATTTACAAATTGCGTAAATTTTTCTAGCGATTTTGATAATTCCCATTTCTTTAGGAATTCATCAAAAAAAAATGAATTTTTATCTTCCAAAACTTTCTCAGGTGAAATGAACGACACACACGCAAATTTTTGACCGGCAATTGGCTTGTCTTCTTCTAAAACATCTACATATTTGGGATTTATAGTTCCGTCTGTATTCACGCGTGCATATAATTCTTTTGGGGTTTTAGGCATTATACTAATTATGAGAATAATCTTTTTAAGCTTATATATATTTGAAAGTTTTTTCTCTTATTAAACTATAACATGAACGTTGCTGGTATTGATATTGGCGAACTACTCAAACGTGCAGTAAAATATTTAGTGGAAGGTTTGATGGTAGCAATTGCGGCGTTTGCTATACCGAAACGTTCACTTCAGCTAGACGAAATTGCGCTTATTGCGTTAACTGCCGCGGCTACTTTTAGTATTTTAGACACATATATTCCAAGTATGGGTGTTAACGCACGAACTGGTGCAGGATTTGGTATAGGCGCGAACCTTGTAGGGTTCCCACGTTAATATGTTTTTGTATGATTTCTTTCATGATATTAAAAGAAATTATGACAGAATGGAGGTTTGAGTGTGCTGTTAAAATTACTTTAGAAGAGTCTAAAATAATCAGTCAGATTATAGAGAAAGAAGTTATATATGCAGAAGACTGTGTATCTGCATTACCAAAATTAAAAGATGTAGAAGGAAACATACGTGTGGTACAGACCCCTAATAATGTTTTTCTTTTTATAAAATCTCATCCTGATAATTTTATTTTTTATAAAACTCAAATACTTGATATATGTAAAAACTTTAGAGATATCAATAATACACTAGATAGTAGGAATAAATTCCCAACCTAATTCTCTGCATATATTCTTCCATATATCATCTTGTTCAATTCTTTTTTCTCTGTCTTTTAGCATCGGGAAAAAAGGCAAGAAATCCGTTTGTTCGAGTAATTCGCACAATTTATAAACTGTGTAATAATAATTCAAAAAATTAACTCTATCATCGGGACAGTATTTCGCATAAGGTGCTTGTATATCCATAAATAAACTACATAACCGTTCTTCTAAGGATTGACTCATAACTGGTGGTCGAATACCAAGTTTATCTTTAATAAATGGAATATGTTCGTAATATTTATTATAACCCAATTTTTTTAATATTTCTTTTGCCGTTCTATTAGATAATTGAGACGGTTTAATTCGTTCTTTTTTTATTTGATTTTTTATATTATTTAACACTTCATCGGGTATTTGTGTTGTTTCTTTTGCTTGAAATTGTGCTAAAATCTCTCTAAAATGATTTATACGCTTATAGGCATAAAAACACAGTTCTTTAGGAGGTTCTTTGTATGAAGGTTTTTCATTTTCAACTAGAAAAGATACACTTACAGAACATTTATTACATACTAACATTCCTTCATGATCTATAGGGATAAGCTCTCCTTCAAGACATTTTTGGCAAATGTCTGTTTGAACTACAAAATTGTTAATATCCAAATAATTTTCATCCACATTAGCAAGATATTTTTGCACGTTTGATATAGAATTATTTGTTTCATGTAAAACATCTTCTATATTAAAAAATTTATTTAAAACGGTAGACTGTCCGTTACCTTGTGATGCTGTTTTTTTTGTTTCATAATATTCAAAAACGTACTTACTATTATCTAAATAATATTCCTTTTTTGCAATTTTTATTTCTTTAATTTGGTGCGATATAAGATCGATTTGTTCTTTAATATCTAATTTTGCATCTATAGTGGTTGCTTGTTGATATGTTTGTTTTAAACGCTGTTTAGTCTCTTTTAATTTTGGTAGTTTTTCATTTTCATCATTTGTAATTTCATCTATAATAGAACGATGTTTATTGTCTAGCGTAATAGCATTTTTACTTGTTGTATTCAGAATTTTAGAACTTTTTGGTTTGAATATAGGCATAATATTAGTATATGATAATATGTTTAATTTAAAATTACAATAAGAATTAACGACAACTTATTATAATTGTTTCATTATAAAGTATATAATATGGAACACGAAGGGGTTTGTGTGAATATACAATCTTCGCCTGTTACAGACGTAAATACCATACAAAAAATGACTTTTTTATATAATGCATTGCAAGATGGATGGAGCGTAGTTAAGAAAAAAGACAAATACATTTTTGTTAAAAAACACGAAGGCAAACAAGAAATTTTATCAGATGATTACCTTAAGAAGTTTATAACAGAACATTTTTCAACAAAAGTATAAATTTCACATATTCGGCGTAATTCCAAATATTTTTTTCTTTAGCAATAGTATAATAACATGGGTGGTGGATTGATGCAACTAGTAGCTTATGGCGCCCAAGATGTGTATCTTACAGGCAATCCTCAAATTACTTTTTGGAAAGTAACATACCGTCGACACACTAATTTTGCGATGGAATCTATCGAACAGACATTCAACGGACAAGCTGATTTTGGTCGCAGAGTAACTTGTACGTTGGCACGTAACGGTGATCTCGCATACCGCACTTATTTACAAGTCACTTTACCAGAAATTAATACTTCTTTAGCCCCATTCGCAAGATGGCTTGATTTCCCAGGTGAGCAATTGATCGCTCAAGTGGAAGTTGAAATTGGTGGTCAACGAATTGACCGTCAGTATGGTGACTGGATGCACATTTGGAATCAACTTACTCTTTCAAAAGAACAAGAACGTGGATACTTTACTATGATTGGTAACACCACACAACTAACTTATATCACCGACCCAGAATTCGCGGATGTAGATGGGCCTTGCGATTCCAACGCCCCTCGTCAAGTGTGTGCTCCACGTAACGCACTTCCTGAAACTACCTTGTATGTTCCTTTCCAGTTCTGGTACTGCCGCAATCCTGGTCTTGCACTTCCGTTGATTGCTCTCCAGTATCACGAAGTTCGCGTTAATCTTGATATTAGACCGATTGATGAATGTTTGTGGGCGGTCACCTCGTTGTCTTGTCCTGATGGCGGGAACGGTTCTAACATGAAATCCAGTTTTGCGTACAGCCAGTCTCTTGTAGCAGCATCGCTATATGTAGATTACATTTTCTTAGACACTGATGAACGTCGTCGTATGGCACAAAACCCACACGAATATTTGATCGAACAATTGCAATTTACTGGTGATGAATCTGTAGGTTCTTCATCGAATAAGATTAAACTTAACTTTAACCACCCTTGCAAAGAACTTATTTGGGTGGTGCAACCGGATCAAAATGTTGATTATTGTGCTTCGTTAGATTGCAATACCCATTTATTTAAAACACTTGGAGCTCAACCTTACAATTACACCGACGCGATTGACGCACTTCCAAACGCGTTGCACGCGTTTGCTGGCCCAGAATCTATTGGCGCTAGTGCAGCCGATTACATCAATTCTCTAGGTGTTTTCGCTAACCCTGGTGCTGGTGATGACTCCGCAGAGCAATTATGGAGTGCTGGCAATCTTGCGGATGCTAACAGCTCTGGCGGTACACAATATCAAGCCGCAGGAGGTGGTGGGACCGGTGCAAGTGGTGGATTTGGTGCTCCAGGAAAACAATCGTTAGTATCCGATGCTGGTTCATTTGTGCTTAGCGAAACCGCGTTAGATATGCACTGTTGGGGAGAAAATCCGGTTGTAACTGCAAAGTTGCAATTGAACGGTCAAGACCGGTTTTCTGAACGTGAAGGGACGTACTTCGACTTAGTACAACCTTACCAACACCACACCCGTAATCCTGACACCGGCATTAACGTATATTCCTTTGCCCTTCGCCCTGAAGAACACCAACCTTCCGGTAGTTGCAACTTTTCTCGTATTGATAACGCTACTTTGCAATTGGTATTATCGAACGCCACAGTACAAGGCACAAAAACCGCAAAAGTGCGTGTGTATGCGACCAACTACAACGTATTACGTATTATGTCTGGTATGGGTGGGCTTGCTTATTCCAACTAAAAAAAGAAAAGTCATTATTTTTCAAAACATTTCAAAAGTTATTACTTGTATATACACGTAATAACTAGTGTAAAAGTGTAGTTAAGTCTAATGCAGATAAGTCTAATGCAGATAAGTCTAATGCAGATAAGTCTAACGTAGGTAAGTCTAACGTAGGTAATTGTGATAATCCATTAAATACGTCATCCTCAAATACATCATAGACATTTTTTATTACTTCTAATGTATTTTTGTTTGTTTCACAGAAATAATCAAAACAATATTTTTGTTTTTGCAAAGTCATTTTACAATTAGTATTATGTTTACATCTACGTTTGTAATGGGTGGTCCCGTAAAGTATTTTTTCATGTGAAAGCGTTAAAGCGGTTAATAGTGGAAATAACCACATCATTCTTTTATGTATATTATACACCCACATTTAAAACGGCACAAAATGCTGTAAAAATAAATGAGTATTAAATTATAACCAATATATTTATTGTAATCACAACAAATATATAAAATCAATAAAAAATATATACAATTTACATCTATAACTAACCTATTATACTCTAACTATTTATGCGTCATTGTCTTCAATAACCAACAATTTTTTACGCCTTCTTAACTTTCTAAGACGTTGCTTTCTCCTTCCAAAAGAATGTATAAGAACTCTAAATATTATGAAATATATCTTTTTAAATTGTATTACTTAGGAATAGGAAAAGGACGTTGAATGTTAGAAACAACCATTTTTTCAGGCATTATCATAGGGAGAGTATTAAAAAAAGATACCTCTGGTAATGTATTTAGGTCCGGATTTATAGGAGTGTCTGGAGTTACTAAGTTTGTAGAATTTATTCCAAACAATTTTGTCTCAATATCAATTGAGTTATTAGATAATATGCTACGCGGCATATGACTGGGGGTGATACCTAATGCTGGCATAGCGTTCTCATATGCTTGTCCGTAAGAAGAATGATTATAGTCTATCCATTCTCTTGATTGTTTATACGATTTTTGTTGAAGAGAGTAATCAGATTGTGTGTTTTTATTTCTGGTTGATGCCATATTATAATATGTAAATATAAGTTTTACATATTATACGTATACGTGAATATATTTAAATGTACTAACTGTTTATAATGTCTTTTATTGTTGGAAAAAAAAACGGCACTCTATTATATAAGGATTTAGGTGGATATGAAACTAGAAATATATCTACATTCTGGTGTATAAAAAAAGCAGATGAAAAATATAATTGGAAAGATTTCCCTTTAATAAAAATATACACACAAGATAGTGAAGAGAGTGATAAATATTATACATATAGTAAACAAAATAGTTTTAATAATTTAGTCCCTGATTTTAATTTTCATGCTTGGCCTCAAGTAGGCATAGACGATTATGAAGAATATGTTAACCAAATCGATACAGCCGGATTGAATAATTATAAAATACATAAAGTCGGATGGATAGGAAGTGCTAAAACAAATACTATAAGACAACAACTATTACAAATTGCAAATAATAAAAAAGATTTATTTGAAGTATTTGATATGAACTGGATTAAAACGAACAAAATGGGACTAAATGCTACGAAATATATATCTATGGCGGAGTTAGTGAAAAAATATTCCATATTAATTGATATTGAAGGGTACGGATATTCTGGACGCATAAAACACCTTCTTTGGTCACACAGACCGCTTATTATCGTAAACAGACGTCATAAAGAATTCTTTTTTGAATTTTTACAAGAATGGGTTCACTATATTCCAGTAAAGAGAGATTTATCAGATTTAGTTGAAAAAACAGAATGGTGTATAAATAATTACGATAAAGCTGTAAAAATAGCAGAAAATGCGTACAAATTTAGTAAGGTGTATTTAACACGTGATGCGTGTTATAAACAATGGAATAAAATAATAACCAAAAATTATATTGTCTAATTAAATAGAACATTTTCAAGTGCTTTGTAATGTTCTGATTTTATTTCATCAAAATGTATAATATCTGCGATACATCGGTGAGTTTCTTGAAATACATCTGCACAAAACAAACACTTAAACACATCTATATCATTCGGATTATCTCCTAAAAACAACATCATATGAGACAACACACTTGTATTTGTTTTTATCTTTTCAATTAAAAATAAAAAATGATTATGTATTTTATCAAATAAATTATCCATTTTATCTCTCACGAGTGTATCATTCCATTTTTTTAACTTGAACGCTTCTAAAAATTGCAATCTGTATAAATCATCATCATCATGTTGTTTATACGTACACAAAAATTTCGCATCATATCCGTCCATTAAATATATTTTATACTATTATCTATAAGTAAAAATTAATGATATTAGTTTTGTACGTATTCTTGGTCGCGAGTAAGTTGTCTAACGGGAATACCTCCGCGTATCCAACCTTCTGCTGCAACACTTTCCACAAGATTCGCTGGATTTGTAACCGTTGATTTTAAAGATGGAATCAAAGGTGTTTGACTATAGTTTAAATAGGATACTTCTGTACTGGGATTAATCGTTTTTCGGTTATTTGCCAATTCTCCTTGTTGTAATTGAGATTCTAAATTTGCGTTTGATTTCCCACGCCCTAAGTACGGCACAGTTACAAAAGGTCTTTGTAACAAATCTATTTTACATTTGCCACGTGAAAGATCTGTAATTAAAATTTGGGAATTATCGTCTATGTTACAACCCCCGATACCTACTTGATTACTGCCTTTAAAATTAACGGCAGGCTGTGCAGTTGCAAAATCTACAGCATTTTGCATCGGACATTGTGGTCTAAAATTAGTTAATAAGTAATTAGCAGCGGAAACATCTTGCATATTTCTTTGACTTAGGTCACATGAATCATCCCCTATACGGGTTAGTGTATTAAATGTATAGTCAAATACGGAAGACATATATATAGTATACAATATTATTTTATATTTAAAATAATATGTGCTAAAGAGACGTAATCAACCATTTATCCAGTTTGGTGGTGCACTTCTCGTACAAGCGAGAGCGTTTCCTTCTTTGCAAGATATCATATCACCATAACAAAATTCTGCAAATGATTTTTGGTCGTTAGGAATAGTAGTATTTGCCGTTGCATTAAATTGGACCATAGATCGGTCGAACATAAAACTATCCCCTAAATCTGCAAATAGTTTCTCTTTTATGCCATCTGTATTATCAAAATTGCTTACTGCTGCGTCTTGTGTAGATGTATTAATTTTATCGAGTGTATCTGGTTTATATGCCGCGGCTGCAGGCGGACGCGTAGGGTCATATTGTATTTGAGGTAAGGTCACGTTCATTAACGGATTGGTTACTGTTGGTGTTTCCAACGGTCTATCTTTATTTTCTATATTGGAAAATCCTTCTTTGTTTTCTTTGAAAGTGACCTTTTTATTTTTACTGGAAGGGGGAGTATTAATAGCGTATTTTAATACGATAATAGCTATTATAGTTACAAATCCAGCCATAATAACTCTTATATTACTAGTCATTAAATACAGTAAAATAGTAAGAATGATAATAACTCGCGTCATAGCGTTTAATTTTTCCTCCTTATGCATATCTTTAGAAGGCCATAAATTGGATATATATTTCTGATTAAATAATATAGATGGGTCATTTAGCCAAAATTGAGTTTGCATCTGTAATATATAAAGACTAGAAATTATTTATGTTTTTTTCCTTTGTTCTTCTTATTACCTTTTGGTTTTTGTCTAGTTTCACTTCTTTCCGCTTTTTCTCCAGATCTGAAAATTTCATTTTCATAATCTTTTAATAATTCATTCACAACTTTTTCACTTTCTTCATATGCCGTGTTTAATTCTTCTTGTGTTTTTGGTGGAGGTCCTTGTTTTTTATTTTGTTCTGCTTTTTGTCGCATTTTTTCTTTCTGTTTAGCCTGTTTAATGTTCTTTTCCATTTGCGCTTGCATCGCTGCGTGATTTACTTTACCTTTGCCACCCAATCCCATCTTACTTAAAATAGATTGAATGTTTTCCATACCAGGCATCGTTTTCATTTTCTTCATCATTTCGCTTGCTTCTTCAAGCAATTCACTTTCTTTAATATCTCCAGATTTAATTTTTTCATCTAATTTGGAACCAACGTTTTTAATCATTCCAGTCAATTTTGACGGGTCTTTCAGTAGATTTGAAAACACATCATTAATACTAGTTACGTTGTTCATGTCGATATTCATATTTGCAGCAGTTTCTTCAGCAATTTCTTTTGCCAAAGACCCCAATTTACCTTCCATCATTCCTGCAACATGGTCGTGTATGCTTTCTGCGTCAGGCAAATTATCCGGAACGGTCTTTTCGTCTCCACCAGTTTCCATATTTGAAAACATATTTTTCATTTCATTTATAGTGCTTTCTAGTTTTGTTTTGAATACATCTTCATTAATTGCTTTAAACAAATCTGCTGTATCTCCAAATGATTTACCATCGTTTACATTTGATAAAATAGAAAACAAGAAAAGTTGTAAATATTTCCATATGGTTTCACGTGTATTATCGGAAATATCTTCTTTCCAGAGAGCACGATAATCTATACCTGGTAAAAAACATAAGTTTAAATCTTCATTAATAAACATTTCTTCATTTTGATACAATATATCGAAAAATCTTTCAGGAAATACGCCTTTACAATACGTTAAAATGGTCTCATACGACGCTTCGAGTGTATCCATATCATATTCTGAATTTTTCCATACTACTTTCAAATCTTTATCTAACGTATTTTCTAATTCAGGAAACGTTCTCATAAGGTCATTTACCATATCCCGTAAAATTTTTTTAAAACAATCTGTTCGGTCTGTTTCACTTGATTCATTCATATCCATAATATACATTCTATGATGGGTATATTTTAAACCTCAATTAAGTTAATTTATATTATTATATAATTCACATAATTTACAAAGATTTTGTAAATATTTGATAACTTTGGTTTGTTCCTCAACGTCCATATCTGCAATCGGACCTTTGATAGAATTTACTTTTGATAAAATTTCATTACTAAGATTATCCGAATAATCCTTTTCTAGAAAAAACTTAATGTTATTATCCATAATTTGGCTTCCATAAGGGATTTGAATATATTCAATAAATACATTTATAATAAGTTTCGGGTTAACCTTTCTCATTTTTTTAAGTGCATTTGAAGCAGTAGCAATTTCTTTATCATCAGGAAACACCCTAACCACATCATCGATAAATTCTTCGAAGTGATTGTTGAATGCTTGTAAATATTGATTTGTCATATAATTTTATATCTTAGTTTAACTTTTAAATTGTTTATACTACTTTCTATTAACATCGTTATTCCTCTGAGATTGTAGTTTTTCCATACTTACATTTCCTATGGTATCTGCGGAGTAAGTATCTGGAGGAGTTTCTATTTGGTCCGTATAATTAATACTAGCATAATGATGAGTTTGTCTTAATCCACCATTACCTTTTGCAGACAACTCATCTGAAGATTGATCTAAATAACTATAATTATCTGATGCAACGCCATAACTGCCTATCCCTAAAGAAAAACAGGCAGGTTCTCCTGTTTGAATTACTGCATTTTGTTTAACTACCTCAATTTCAGGTCCTAGGTGTTTCATAATTTCATCGCCAAATAATACATGGTAACCTCTATTTATAAGTAGTAACGCGGGTACTTTAGTGATTTTTGGTGGTAAAATCACTTCCTCGCCATTTTGCAATTTAATATATGTAGCCCCGTTGTTATGTTTAAAACGATTGTCTATACAAAGGAAATGCATATCGTCTTTTACCGAACTTTTAGAAACAGCGCTTAATACTTTATTACAATTTTCACAAAATTTACTGTAATACAATATCGTACTCATTGTTGTATCATTTTATTTTTGACTTAACAATTAAACTTAATTATATAAAAAATTGAGCTAAATATATATTTATATAATTATAATATACTGCAAATGATGAGTCTTTCTGTGAAAAACCTAAACGAAAATAATGGGCGCCTCACATTTACACTTTCAGGCGTAAATGTAAGTCTTGCAAATGCTATTCGTAGAATTATTATTTCTGAAATTCCATGCGTTGTATTTCGTACGATGCCGTATATTGAAAATAAAGTTAACATTATGATTAATACCACCCGTTTGAATAACGAATTAATAAAACAACGGCTTAGTTGTATACCTATTCATATTTCGGATACATCTACACCAATCGAAAATTATATTATTATGATTGATAAGAAGAATACAAGTGATACTATAGAATATGTTACCACTAAAGATATTACCATAAAAGATACCAGTACTGGGAAACTATTAACAGAATCCGTGGTTCGTTCTATATTCCCGCCAGATCCTATGACAGAAGATTATATTGATATTGCACGCATTCGTCCACAACTGTCTGAAGATATTGACGGAGAACATCTCAAGTTACAAGCTACACTAGATATTGGAACCGCTAAAGAAAACGGATCTTTTAATGTTGCTTGTACTTGCAGTTATGGCAACACAGAAGATACTATACAGATTGCTGATATGCTAACTAGCATGGAAACAGATATGAAAGCACGTGGTATGACTATAGAAGAGATTGAATTCAAAAAAAAAGATTGGTTGTTGCTTGATGCACAATTGCATTTTATTCCAGATTCATTTGACTTTGTAATTGAAACTGTGGGTCAATTTACGAATATGGAACTGGTATTTAAAGGAGTGCACGTTATGATTGATAAAATCAACAATTTCAAATCGATAATACAGACAGAAGACATTATCACTATAAGTGATACGTCTCTTGAGAATGGTTATGATATTAAACTAATCTCAGAAGATTATACACTAGGGAAAGCCTTAGAATATGTATTGTATAATAAACATTACGACCGTGACAACGCAAATTCAGACAAAATATTAACATTTTGTGGGTTTAGAAAACCCCACCCACACATTGATGAAAGTATTATCCGACTAGCATTTGCGACAAGTACAGGAAAAAGTACTGTAGTACAACTTATGGTAGATGTATGTGGTGAACTAGTTGCTACATTTGAGAATGTAGCGAAATTCTTTGCTACCAAAGACATATAATCTCATTTATATTTAATATTGTATATCACTCTTACGATATAATATTAAAAATCTGGATTGCTTGTAAATGCAAAAGTGGATTTAGTGTCTATAGTACTACTTACTTGTTCTATAACAAACACTCCAACAATAACACTTATGTAGACACATACCGCATCAGTCACTAATTTTTTTATACATATTTCTTCCTTAAGAACAAACTTTGTTTCAAGTACTTTAATTATTACATAAATAATTACTATGGCTGTAGCAGATATAAAATGATCTTGTCTCATATTTTTTCAAGTGATTATCAATCTGTCAAAAAAACGCATTAAGGTAATGTGTCAATATGTATTTCGGGAGGTGGTTTAATGTCAATCGATTTATTGAGGTCATTTATATCTGAATGTTCTAACGGAATAATATCTCCAATTTTAAGCGAATCCTCATCATTATCTTCCTCTTCTTTACGTCTTTGAGCGGTTTCTTTTGCGATCTTATCAAGTCTTTCATCTGTTTTTGGAGCATTTATAGTACTTTCAATACCAGAAGTATCTATTGTTTTATCTAGATCAGAAAATGACAACTTATTCGGAACATCTATTTTCTTTTCATCAATATTAACAGGTGGAATATCTACTAAGGGTTGTAATCCTTTGTCTGTTTCAGATATAGTCAAATCTACGTTATTTTTTGATTCTGGTTCTGGGTTTTTTACCTCTGTTGTATGTGGATTTGATACGGGTGTTTCAAATACTTCTTCTTTTACGTTTACTTCTTCTTCTTCTGTATGACTAATATATGCCTTTAGAATATCTTCTATTGGCATACTATCTCTAATAGAATTCAAAATACATTCTTTAATAATTAATTCTAATTCGCGATTATGTTTTTGTATTTCAAGTGGGGCAATATCTTTTTCAAACAAATACACATTAACATACACTTTCCTCGCAACAGCGATATATACTCGATGTACAAAATCACCTAGAGCAGGAATGTCTATATCTACTTTCTTTTGCTCTTGACCTACACGAATACACGTCAACGCCTTTAAATGAATGATATGAACACAACTAATAAGATCTTCTAAATAAGAACAAGACGATATCTCGCAAATTCTAACTCGTTCACATTCAATAATAGTATTATTCCATTTTGGAATTCGTGTTAAAAAGGTTTGAAACGTCATTAAATACTTATCTTCTTCGCCATTTTCTATACAAAGGGTTATCGCTTCTTCAAAAATGGATTTTAATCCGGTAATAACCGCTGGTGTCAGAATGTTTACAAGTCGTGCACACCACTCATTTTTAGATTCTACTAATGAGGCTACAGAATAATCATCCATATTACATAAAAGACACATTTTCAAAATCATTATTAGAACGAATAGAAAGGAAATGTAACATAAATAACAATAATAGTTTCTCGTTTCTAAAATCTTTCTTAACTTTGTGAAAAGTTAATAATAACTTTGATTTTTGTAAGGCATCCATATCCACATACATATCAATATAAACCAGTAAATCTTTTCCAGAATATCCACGCTCATATATACTTTCTGCCATTTCAATCAAATCACTACTATTTTTATTTTCTAAATTAATAATATTTTTTTTAAACCACGCCATACATCGTACCATATCAGCATCTTTGCCAAAACATTTTTCTGAATGATAACTATATAGTTGAACTTTTTTATTTTTAACAAGCGGATGCGGTATATATATTTCACAAAATCGAGATAGTATTGGTTTCAATATTTTTGCTTTATCATTCACAATTACAAAAAAACGTGTGTTATGACTGAATTGTTCGATACACCTTCTCAGTGCAGATTGAGCGTCGATCGTGAGAGAGTCTGCATTAGATAATATGATTGTTTTAAATTCAATACCCGTATGTAAACTAATATGAGTTTTTGCAAAGAATTTCAAATCTTCTCTAACAAATTTTATACCCTTAGCGTGCGCGCAATTTGTATACAACACATACGAACGAATATGTTCTTTATTATTTCTATATAATTTATTTATAAAATTATTCACTAAAGTTCGTTTTCCAGAACCATTTGGACCATGAAATAATATATTAGGTATTTTTCCTAATTTTGTAAATTCATCTAATTTATTTGTTATTTGGGTATGAATTTCTATTGCCATACAAAGTTCCTATATATTATGTTTAATTCAATTATTTGTAATTTATTATTTTATGCCCAACTAGACAAACTTTGTGTATAAGGATTATTTTTGAATGCAGATAATATGTCTGGATTAATTCTATCACATCCTTGAGAATTGTTATACGTTTGTGGTGTATTAAGGTCACCATAAGTTTCTACACTAGGAATCATAGTAACTGAAGCACTTCCTGTAAGAGAACGATTATTTTGAACGTTAGAATCTGAACGTAGCGATACATTTACATTTGAATTAAGTAACGACATACCTCCTTGATTAGGTGTATTTAAAAAAGTTTTATTTGGGTTGTTTCTTTGATTATAGTTGGAGGTTTGTGACATCTCACGAGTATTTCCATATGCAGACCCATAATTATGTACGTTGGTAGTATCTCTTTCTTGAGGAATAGGTTGTTGGCTAGTTACTGTATATGCTCCGTCGTTTTGTCCTTGTACGTACAAGTGGTAAGAGCTATTCTCTGTTTGTTCACGGATAGTTGTTTTTGTACGATCTGCTGGATTATAAATAGGTTGACTGCTTCCTGATGTTTGTTGGACGTTCCCAGATGGTCGTACACTTCCTACCACATTTTGTTTTCGAGTAGGTCTAAGAACATCCAGAACCGGTGCAGTTGCAGCTTTGATAAGACCTTGTAAAGGACCTAGTTCCGGGTCATTTTTAGTAGTAGACCGGTTGTTGCAAAGTGCATAATACGAACCGTTACCATAATCATTCGTAGCAGCCCCTATTTTTCCTTTAGGAGCAGAAATTCCTGGAGCATCTAATTGTTGTCGGTGTGAATTATTATTGTAAGAATTTATATAAGTCGCTTGTCCTTCTTTTGCACCGGCACCATAATAATCGGTTTCAGCATAATCAGGTCTATTTGTATGTTGTAACATCTCTTTACTTCTCACAGTTGGTCCTTTTTCCACGCCAGTAGTAGTAAACCATCTACCAGGTCCTAAATTGTAGTCTGTATCTGGTCTATTTTTTTCAATTTTACCTTGTGTTTCTAGATTACCGTATTCTTTTACATAATATGTTGCTGGTCCTTCATGTCCTTGCAAAGAAAAAGACATTTTAGGATTGGTAGATGTTCTTAAATTATCTACTGTTTTGGGTAACCAAGCATTTCTATCTTCACTTGCAACATTATATCCCGCACCGCTGTTTGTTGTGGTAAATCCATGTCCTAAACCAGGCGCAACCTTCTCTTCGTCCCATGGTTTTACGTTATTCATTTTTGTTCCGGGCATTTGTCGCGACATCATGAAATCAGTAGTGCTAGGCATTCCATTTGACCAACTCATATTTGCTTGTGGCTTAAACAATGGGGCTTGTTCTACTTTTGAACGATGCTGAGAACCAGCTCCTTGCATATTGTCCATTTGGGTTTGTGCTATGTCTGCTGATGCGGTCGCCCCTTTTATCTTTGCGCCGAAAAAAGGTACCATATTATTATGCTTAAAATCATTTTTATTTATAGGGTCCCCAGTGAGACTTAGTGTAGTTCGAGTAGAACCGCCTACACTATCTTGCGGATTATTTTGTTCTATAGTTTTTACCGTAGAATTGTTGAAAAACTTATCAGTAGTTTGGTTAGGATTTTTATAACGCATAGGATTATCATTTGAGATCTTTTTCGTTACAGGATAATTTATTGGTGGATTTGAATATGTTTGCGACAAAGAATTAGAATTAACATTTTGTGTGAATGGTTCTTTACTATTGTTTTTGTCTTCTTTATCATGATTTGATATCACATATAATCCTCCTAAAGCTATAAGTGGTATTGCTAATTCAGCCATTTCTTGTATATATCAATTAAATATTATAATCTATGATGTAGCGAATATAATAATTACAAATTCCCACATGTTCCTGTTGACGTACAATTAGTAGAAGCAGAAGATAGCCCGACAAATGGTTTTGCAATTAAAGAATTATCTGTTTTTGTATCCACACACGGTAAAACCGTTTTAAAGTTGTCTTTTTCCACCAACCGTGTATTCATATTATGTTGAAAAGGAACACACGTATTTTCTTGTGGGTTTAAGGGCAAGAATTGAAAGTTGTTTTGTTCTAAATCTAATGCAGTCCAAGCTGGATTACTCAATCGTGTCTGGTCTGTAAATGGTTGACATTTTGGATATTTAATTTTTTCACTAGTAGGAAAAGGATTTTGTTCACTAATACAATCTCTAGAGAGATTATTATTAATGCCTAATAAAGCACTTTCTACATTAATGGTATTAGTCTGTAAATTTGCCCCCCATTTTTGCATCCTTATGAAAGGGTCTTCCATAAAACAAGGATTAATTCCATTACCAGGGGCATCTAACATATATCTTCCAGGGTCGGTGGTTTGTTGTAATTGCTTTTTAATGCGACACGGGTCATCGTGAAATCTGGTGAAAGACATATTATAATATATTATTATATTAAATAGGTTATTTGCATATAAATACTTAATATAGTTATATACAAATGTCTCCTACATTATGCCTAAATATGATTGTGAAAAATGAATCTAATATAATAGAGAGATTATTATCATCTGTGGTGGATATTATAGACTGTTATTGTATTTGTGATACAGGTAGTGACGATAATACTATCGAAATTATCACAAAATTCTTTGAAAAACATAATAAACCAGGTAAAATAGTTGAAAAACCATTTAATAATTTCTGTGTAAACAGAAATTATGCAATACAACAAGCGATACATATGGCGGAGTATTTAATATTTTTAGATGCAGATATGATGCTAAATGTTTCCAATAATTTTAGTAAAGACACGTTAACCTCCGATTTTTACCATATTAAACAATATACAAATAGCGGGTTTTTTTATTATAACGTCCGTATTGCTTCTACAAAATGTAATCCTAAATATTATGGCGTGACACATGAATACCTATCTACCGATAATTTTAATAAAGATACACTCAATACCCTTAATATTTATGATATAAATGACGGTGGCTGCAAAGAAAATAAATTTCTACGAGATATCCAGCTTTTATCAGAAGGATTAAAACAAGAACCTACCAACGCAAGATATATGTTTTATCTTGCAAATAGTTATAGAGATACCTCACAGTTAGACAAAGCAATTGAATATTATACAGAACGTATTAAACTTGGTGGATGGGAAGAAGAAATACATAATAGCATGTATAATATAGGAATATGCTATAAACGTAAGAAAGATAATGCAGCTTTTGTATATTGTATGATAGAAGCTTGGAACTATCGTCCGACACGTATAGAACCTTTATTTCACATTATTGAACACTATGTATATGAACGTAAATATCAAATTGCAAAAATATACTACGATTTGGCAAAAAATATTACTATACCGACAGATATATTGTTTATAGAAGGCGATATGTACGGTCACAAGTTAGATTATCTTTATACATTGATGGCTTGTTATTGTAAAAATACCGAAAATGTATACAAATGTTTTGAAAGTTTATTTAAAAATCCTAAATACAACCTAGATAAACTATTAGGGAATTATAATGTATATGTTCCTATATTAGATGAAATCCAGTATATAGATATTAGTTGTTCTCATACCTTTGAGATAAACGGAAAAAATACACTACTTTATGGAGGTAATCCATCTATTATACAATATAAAAATGGGTATATAGTAAATATGAGTTTAATCCATTCTAGAGAAGAGAGCAATACCAATACTCATACATATAACAAATGTTTAACGCTGGATAAACAATTCAACATACAAAAATTCACTTTTTTCGATAATAACAAACATCCAAAAAATGGTATTGAAAATATTATATTAACTAAAAAAGGGGAACAAATATTATTTACTGGAAATATGAAGAACCTAGATAATACGTTTGAGTTGTGTTATGGTAAATACAACATATGCGATACTGTATTGAACGCAAACCCAATACAATATACAGAAGAAATCATGAAAGATATATCTTTCATACCGGATACGAACGAATATATATATAAATGGTTTCCATTATCGACTTGTAAAATGGTTAAAAAATCAAACAATAACTTTAAACTTGTAAAGAATATCGAAAAAACTATGCCTACTTTTTTTCATTTGGCAACTGGTAGCGGTCCAGGATTTAGATACAACGATGAAATATGGTTTGTTGTGCGCTATGTAAATCCTAATGATAATCCGGTGAACTATTCTTTTAATTGTATTGTAGTTTTAGATAATAGTTACAATTGTAAATGGTATAGTTACCCATTCAAACTTTTAAATAAATCTGCTGATATTTCTCAAGGCGTAATTGTAGAGAAAGATAACTTAATTTTTACTCATAGTCACGATGATTCGCGTTCACGAATTTCTATTATTGATAAAAGCACATTTATAACTAAATACAAGATAGTTCCGTAATGTTATTGTATTTCATAATTTATTTTTCTTCTATCATTGTAATTAATGAATATAAAAGATATTTTGAAGTATGAAGAAAAATGGTGCACTAAAATGGGTTATAGAAATCCATATCTAGACCCGTATAACCATCATATAAGTAGTTCTACAGTAACAGGTGATCACGCAGCATATAGAAGATTTCCAGAAAACAGACACGTTTATGATAAACTATGGATTGCAAAAACACAGCACTTAAAATGTGGTAGATTAGAAGAATTAAAAGGTAAAGAAGACAATATTAAATACCCAATTTTTATTAAACCACGATGGGGGCATTTGAGTGCAGCATCTAAAAATTGTTACAAAATTGTCTCTTATTCAGAATTATCTAAATATCTAGATTATCCAGATATGATGTGGTCTGAGTTTATCAACGGAACCGAAGGTATGACTGATTTTTTATTGTTAAATGGTAGAATCGTTTGGCAAATTACGTATGTATATTCAGACGAACAAAATGGATTTACAGATGTATATAAATTTATAAGTCCTGATACACAACCGTTCCCATCTATAGAACAATGGACGAGAGACCATATTAACGGACATACAGGTTTTGTCAATATTCAATATAGAAAAGATAAAATTATTGAAGTAGGACTTCGTCCCGCTAGAGGTGGGATGTACCTTATAGGAGCAGATTGTCCTGCTTTATCCAAAAATATATATAATGTCATAGACCGTCATTTTTGGGATGAAACTTTGGAACCCGCAATAACTTTTAAACCGTTTTATGTGTACAAATGTTATACAAAAGTTCCTATATTGTATATTTGGCCTCAAAAAATAATAGACATATTAATACCATCACTCACAGATATGCCTTTATATGAATACTATTTTGAACCTGTTAATAATGAGGGACTTGTATTTTTTCAATTCATGCATAGGGACTTTAATAAAGGGTTAAGAGCAAAACGTATAATAGAATTATTATTTGTTACAACACAATTTTTATTTTTATTGACTTTTTTGTTTATTATATACACTTTAATAACGTGTAAAGGATACTACTCTTTGTCACTTCTGTTTTTATTTATAGGAATATGGTTAACACGATTTTTAAATCCTATGTATGTAAATTACAATAATTATAAAGCTTACATGCAAAGGTTTATAGGGAAAGAATCTTTGACAAGTCAAAAAGAATTTGATATGGAAACTAGTGATAAGTTAAAAGAAAACGAAAAGGAAACTAATAAGTTGAAAACTCAAAATTATACGGCATTATTATAGTCATTAGAGGCTGATTATTATATAATTAACAAAAGCTAACAATTTTGAGTTTTTTCTTTTTTGTTGTGTTATTGCAACACACACACGTTTTACATTTTTTTTCGACCCATTCTGCGGTGGGTTGTGTACTACAAAAAGGCATCACTAATTTAACTAAACAATTCAATTCAGGGTACTTTATGTATAATTTTTCAATTGCTTGTTCTTTCATTTTTGCTTCAATCATGATATCGATATGTTGTCCGTATATATGTGGAATCTCTAATAAATAATCTGGTATTGTTTCAATAAAATCACTATGGTGTCCTGTACGTCCTGAGCCCTGTTCGCTTACGTGAAACTTTGGTTTTATATTACGCCGTTTCCACGTTTCTAAAATGGCTGGAATATATTCTTTTGCGGGTTTAAATACCTCAGATGGATGTAATTTGCAATAACACGCATAATGATGTGTATCAAAGACTACAGGAATATTGACTATATTAGATATATGTAAACAGTCTTCTATAGAGAAGCTTTTTTCACAGTTCTCAAGGACAAGATATTTTCTAATACGTTCATCTAATTTATAATATTGTTCACACCATCGTTTAATTGTATTTTTTTTTGTCGCCGTACACTCCACCACCATGAACAACAATTACAGGACTCAACGCATCTATATCACACAGGTCCACTACATCTGCGTGATATTTTAAATCATTTTGGGTGTGTATAAAACTGGTTGGGTCAGGGGTTCCAATTACATTATATTGTCCGGGATGAAAAGTAATACGTTGATTATACATTTTTGCTTTCTTTCCAATTTCTACAAGCAACGGTTTTGCAAATTCAAATGTATATTCTTGAACCTTTGGATTAGACTTGTGTGGAAACAATTCACTGCTAAGTCGAAATACCTTGATACCGTTTCGTTCATTCCAATCCATCATTGTAAGGACATCTTTAAGATTTTGAATTATTTTACCTTTAAGAACATCCATACCTTTTTCTTCTATCGAACGAATAATCATCTTGCGTGAAGCAAATACTGGTGGTTTCTGTGCTCGCAATTTTGTATTGATGCAACATAATCCCAATTGAACCGGTTTGTTATCACTATACATTATAGATATTGTATGCATAGTGATAACAGATTACATAAATGTTTCGATTTTATTGTGAAAACTTAATTACAAGCACCTCCACGAAGACGTAATACCAAATGCAAAGTAGATTCTTTTTGCACGTTATAATCGCTGAGTGTTCGATTGTCCTCTAACTGCTTACCCGCAAAGATGAGTCTCTGTTGGTCAGGTGGAATGCCTTCTTTTTCTTGTATCTTTTGTTTAATATTTTCAATCGTGTCGCTTGGTTCGACATCTAATGTGATAGTTTTCCCTGTAAGTGTTTTCACGAAAATCTGCATATATATACAATATACATATAATAATTGTTTATATACATTATCATTACTTTAGATATAGTATTAATGCAGCAGATATTTATTAAATGCCCAATCATCCATCTCTATAGGGTCTTTTATTTTCAATTTCTTTGCCTCTCTAAAAACAAAAATATCAACAGGTGTATTTACCCATAATTTGGTGTTGATATCTATTATTCCTGAACCATCAAAATCAAACAATTTGTAATTACCATCTTTACCTCTACCAACATTATCTATTTTCCAGTCCATGTAGATAATACCTAAACTTTGTAAAAATGTTTTTACCTTTTTCATCGCGTTTATTGCTTCTTTTTTATCAAATTCATCATAATCTGTATTCAACATTTCCATATCCACGTAAGTTTCATTCACATCATAATATGTTGCAATATTGGGGTGTGGATGTTCCATAAGTAGTTTAACAATTGATTGTTCGTTGATAGCTGCATCTGATAAATCGACAACCATATCTGGGTTTTTATCCGGATAAAAAAACACTTTTCTAAAAAACGGTAACCCGTCATAGGTTTCATCTATGTCTTGAATATTTCCATTTTGCATCATTTTAGATCCGCCAACACGAACGACACGACGATGTTTTTTTGTCTTTCTGGTTTTTCTTTTTTCTTTTTTACGATATCTTATTTTTTTTATAGTTTTTCTTTTTTTCATTATATATTTACTATTTATTATTTTACATTTTTTAACATTTAAAACGTCGACCTAATCCAGATAAATCATTTAATGAATGGGATAAATTCACATGTATTCACAGAAATCATATAAATCGTAAATAAGTTTTATGTATTTATATTATGCATTTATATCTTTTATAGATATATCTTTTATAGAATTGTTAGAAGACTTTTTAATATCAAAATGTCCTGATTGTATTTTATATTTATTTTCAATCGGAATATCACTATGTTTACACGGTCCGCAATTGTCTATATTTGCTAAGTCTATCCTTTTTTGTAAATCATCACTGGAATATACTATACCCCAACGACCTAATTGTTTTGGACGCGTATGAAAGAGTTGTAAAACACGTTTCAACATACAATATACAATATACAATATAACACGTAAACTGTTTATTCACTTTTATTTATGTTTATAAATAATATTAAATCTATATACACTAACCCAACCAAAAACATTCCGTACTTACTTATGTTATCTACTGTAAAATACATTTTAAAATAATAAAAAGACAAACATATAAATCATTAATGGTTGACAAAAAAATACATTAAATGTAATTTATTTTTTTGTTTTTAATTATAATTGTAAACAACACGTAAAGAAATAATAAAGAATGCCCTGTAGACCCAAATGCAGAAGATATATATTTATAATTCATATCATTATATTTAACAAAATATTGAGCGACTGAAATCGCCAAATGTCCTAGTCCATAAGCCACCATTATCGCATCATGAAATATATTAATATATACAAGACTTAATCCAAGTGTTAGATGTGATAATGAATTGAAATTGAATAGCAAATAGTCTGACTGCATTTTATAATACAATATAAATATATTATAAATATATTATAAATATATGGTGGAAATAAACAAAAAATATTGTGTATTTCCAGATGTAAATATTATATTAGTATTTAAACTATTCATGAATTAAACAATCGTGCCATGTTAGCTACCTCGGGTTTGTGTGCATTATGTTGAAATAGTTTGTAAATAATAGAATCGTTTCTGAATCTTACAGAATAATCCTGTTGTAATTTATTTCTTCCAACCCGACCCATCGCTTGTATCGTTTTTTCTTGACTGATGTCTTCTAAGTCTGTAGATATGTAGCCGTGACAAAATTGATAATTTGTACCATAAATGAAATCTGTGGATGCGATGATTAAATATAATTTTTGTTCTTTTGCAAGCTGTTTCATAATTTCCATATAACGTACACTTTTATGCAAAGCAAATACTCCAATACCCATTAACAACAACAACTTCCAGGTATCTTCCACGTCATCTATTAACATAATGCACTCTACATCATCTTCTGTGATACTTGGTTTAAATACCCTTTCACGATATTTACAATCAGCAGTATACAAATTGAGATGTTCCCCCATATTAGGAATGTATTTCTCTGGAAGAGAAACGGATAAAATGCATTTGTGTAACTCTTTAATTTCTTTGCGCAGATTTTTAACTTCCGGTGTTCCACGATTACTATCCGATAATTTTTTGTCATTTCCTGATTCTTGGTCTTTCGCGGTTAAATCATCTAAGGTTTTTTCTTTGATAGCAATCTTACTTGTTACTATAGAATTAAAGTGAATTTTCTTATGTATACCGCTAATTACACTTTCAGGAATATTTGCTCGCTGCAAACAAAACAATCCTATTTTATTCACATTATTCGCTAAGAATATTGTGGGTCCATCCGTAAGTGTATTCGCGTCATTAGTCGTTATTAAAATATTAGAAATATGTTTTTTTACTCTATGTTGCATCAGCTTAGACCTAATTTCATTCCACACATCTGGCGAAATGTTTTTAATAAGCTGTAAATAATAGTTTTTTACTGCAAACATATTGATTTCATCCAACGATTCAAACCGCTCACATAGACAGAAAGTCTCGTGTAATATTGCATGTGCAAACTCTTCATTTACTATTTTGATTAATTCTACACAACCATCCAAATCAATATACCGCAGTAACGTCGGATTTTTCAAACAGTAATCCGCACATTCTTTTACTTTATGGTACTCTTCATACAGATAATGTGGCATTTCGACAAATCCATCTTTATTTATTAATGGTATCGTTTTTTTACAATCATAACTAATGATAGAGGTTACTTCTGCATTATCAAATCGTGAATTGAAATCTTGAATGGTCTGTGTCAATTCATCTTGTTGTGGTAAGGTAGCAGACGATAACACTACATTCGGTATAATATTTTTACTCCATATGTTATGAATAATCTCATGACAAGGATGGTCGGGATAATCTAATGTTATGGTTGGTTCGTCCCAATATGTGACAATATTCTCACTAGAATTAAATGCGCACATATAATGCATCGCAGGCAAATAGGATTGAATATCACAAATAAGTATTTCAACACATTCTCCTACAGAATTGTCTACTTTTCGTATAACGCCACTTCGCCAGTCTTTTGTATAATCTTTTGCTGCTGCGTAATGCAGCCGAATATCCTGTGCATCATTACAGCCAAACGCAAAGGCCACTTTGTTTCCAGAACTAATCGCATAGTTTGCTAATGATAATCCTACGTGCCTTGCCGCGCAGACAAATATGACTTTAAAATGTTGTGCGAGACCAAGTGGTGTAAGGGTTTTACCGGTACCGGTAGGAGCAATATATAAAACTAGTTGTGGTCGCCCTTCGGATTGTTTAAATTGTGTAAACAATTTTTTTTGATGGTTGTATAATTGTTCATCTGCATATTTTAATAAATAAGGGTTTTCTTCAATAATCTCTTTGGAGCGGTATAATATATCTCTTATATTGCATTCTTGTATAAGAATACTAGATATTTCAATCAGTTTTTTATACAAAATAGTGTTGCACGTAGTGATATTGTATTTTAATAAATTATGCAACGTATACAATCCATTCACCCAATTCTCTTGCTTTTTCTCTCTAGATTTCAACGTTGTTTTTAAAATATCTAATAATATAAATTCAAACAATTTTGCTTTTGTTTCTTGTAACTGAGCGTCCATGTTTCCAAACCGTATGCGATCACTTGACCTTATACGGGTTTTTCCTTCGACAACAACAGTATAGTCAAATGCGTTTTTAATAGAAATGTCTAATATAGTGATGAGTTCTTTTTGAATATAATGCGTAAATATAAAATTATCTATTTCAACATTACTAGGAACTTTTAACAATAGAAGTATACTCATAGTAGAATTGCGTTTTAATAGAACGTTGGAATACCCATCTTTGATTAGTTGAACTACTCGTAGCTCATCAGACGAGATAGGTTTTTCGATGCTGTTCCATTCGTCGCGCGTTAGTTTGCGTTGTTGTAAGTCCATTATGAATACTTATAGGGTGTGTATTAAATGTCTTTGTAATGTTTGTTTCAACTTTTTAATTAAATCATCTATTAATACTTTCCGGTAAGTATAATATAACTCATGAATATACCGAAAAAATTCTTTGCAAATAAGTCAAGTATATTGTATAAGGAGTTCTTCAGATAGTATGGTAATACTGCGACAAACCCGTAGAGAGACCAGAAAAAGAAGAAATACCAAAATAGCGAAGCACTATTTACACTATAATAATTTTTATAAATCATATAAAAAAAGAGTAAAAATGGTATAAATCCAATAGCTACTCCAGATAATACCGGCATTATCTTCATTTCGCCCAAATACCCAAACAATAACATACACCAGTTCAATAGTAATACTGGTATTATTACATTTGAATTATCATTTATGAGTCGAAAAAATTCTAATTCCTCTGGTTTAAGAGGTGTTTTTTCATCACTATTATTTATATATATCATATAAAGCATTAACGTAACCAACATAGTAGGGGTAGTTATGACCCAATCTAAATATCTTTTGGGAGTAATATTAGCTACATTATTCACATTATATGCTAACCAAAAATAAAACGCTCCTTCTACTATTTGAACTAATACTTCTAAAAACAATAATTGTCTTATTAAGTTGAACCCACTAGGTACTTTCACAAAAAGGGTACCTAATTCAATTGCACCTGTGATCAATTGAACCACAATTGATATCACTAATGTAATATAGAACATTTTTTTGCTATTCATATATTTATATATACAAAATTATATTGGTATTTGTATAATACAAAAAATTGATATGATAATGTCTATACTAATAATATACATTATCATAGTAATATGCCTATTCTCGCAACAGTTCAAGGCAATATTGGGGGTGGAAAATCCACACTAGTGGAATATCTGTGTTCGAAATATAATGAAAATGGTGATAAAAAAATTTGCTTTCTTCAAGAACCCGTAGACGATTGGAATACAGTAAAGGACTGCAACGGAACCACTATGCTGGAATTGTTTTATGGGGACCAGCAGCGGTACGCCTTTGGATTTCAAATGATGGCCTATATATCACGTCTTGCTCTGCTAAAACGTACAGTAGAACAAGGTTACGATATTATCATCTCAGAACGAAGTTTAGATACAGACAGACATATATTTGCAAAGATGTTGTACGATGATGGTAAAATAATTGACGTAGAATATCAAATATATCTGAAATGGTTTGATGAGTTTAAAACACAGTTTCCAGAAGAGAAAGTTATTTATATTAAAACCTCGCCTGAAATAGCACATCACCGTGTCGAGAAAAGGTCTAGGAAAGGTGAAATCATTCCGTTTGAATACATGCAGAAGTGTCACAAATACCACGAGGATTGGATTAAAAATATTTCAAAAGATAAGGTCTGTGTTATTGATGGAAATATTGATATTTCCGAGCAACCCGAAACGTTTAATAAATGGAAAAAACAAATCGACGAGTATCTTTCAATAGTAAATTAAAGTAATTTGAATATATTATTTCATATATATTCTACAAAGCCATATTTTTTTTTGATATACATACACCCTTATATCTGAGAATATCGTGTTCTTTTGCGGTAGTTGGGAAGGATTCTTCTCCGTAAATGTCTTGCAACAATAGCCACTCAAATAATCCTCCTGGATATATTAACACATTTAAAAATCCCAATTTAATCAACTGATTGTATTTTAAAACGATTTTTTCATCACAAGCATTCATGCCATACACGATAATGGTTGCGTTAGTATCTTTTTTTAAGATGTTATTTAATATGACGGTTTCTTCGTGAGCAGATATAGTATTATCTATCAGACACGATTGGAGAGATATATCTAATGTATTGATTATGATAATTTCATGTTCTTTGATGAAATATTGCATATCTTCAAAATTTATTTTTTTTATAGAAGGCAATACATTTCCCATATATTTTTAAATTAATATATTATTTAAATACTAACCAATAATATATTAATTGAATTGAACTACAATTTTAACTTCTTCTCTATGTATAGATTTTGTAGCGGAAACCGATAACTCTTCTCTCTTCTTTCTAGTTTTTGTGGAAGAAACAACAGGCTTGATCCGTTTGGAGGTACTATTTCTAGAATTCATATCTGTTTCAATATCCGCATAATGCTTTGTAATATAATTAATCACGTTATTTTCAAAAGCCCATTTAAAAAAATTTAGTTGCCCTATAGTAGTTTGAATGTATTGTCCGCCATTATATGGAACACTGATACGGTCCCATCGACAAAAAGGATCAAACCTTTTTTTTGAATATGCACGCAGTTTTAATTTATAATCCACATACACTTTGAACCGTGCATCTGTTTCGGTTGTATAAGTGATGTAATACTGTTTGGAATAATTTGTAACAAACCAATCTACTATTCTAAGAGAGATAGAAGAATCACCATTTATAATAGTTAGCATTTGATGTAAATTATCATCTTTATTGTAGAAATTCATTAAATTCTTCAATAGCAAACTATTTTGTGTTTGACTAGCATTCATTTAATTATCATAAAAACGTGGGTTTAAATACTTATCTATGTTTCTTTTATTTCAGTATGGGAAGATTTCGGTCTAAGAAATTGTTCTTGTATCTGTAAATCGTTCAAGTAGCTGTCCTCGGTCAAAAAAGGATTTTGCGAGGTTTGTTGTACCATATATCTGTCGTTTAACTTGTCATTCATTTTCTCTCTACGATTACTTTCCTGAACCATATCTGCAATATACAAATCTAATTCTGATTTTGATAATCCAGATGTTTCTAGTGCTTTCTTATTAACATCAGAAGATTCTTCTAAAGCTAGTTCTGTAGGTTTTTTATGGTAACTTCTTTCTGGTGGTTCTCCCGAACGCCATACAAATGAGTTCATTAACTATATACAAGCAAATTATTTGCTTAGTCTGCCTTAACAATTTTTATATTTTGAGAAAAAATAAACTTATCTTTGTTAGTAGTGCGTCTTTTTAAATTACAACTAAGACAAGATATAACTGTATTGGATACATCGTGAGTTAAATCGTTATCAATTCTATCTAAGGTCCATTGCAACGGGTCGCGTACCATACGATACAACACCTTTACGTGTTTATCGCAATACAAACATTTTAATGAACATGATATCAATTTCGAAATAACATCTTTTATGTTAACCAACTTTTCTTTATCATAGACGTTTTTTCGAATGTCTTGGTTTTTGTAACCTGCAACTTTTTGTTCTAAAGCTTTTTTACACACATCGTGATAGGTTAGTGTAGCATCTGCATAAAAGTTCTTCAAAAGAAATATGGTTTCATCTGCAGTTAGTTCTGTATCTACCGCATCTATTCGTATTCTTTTCTCTTTTTCTACAATAAAACTGTCTGTATTTTTTTTACCTATGATGAACATTTTTTTATTGCTCATGGTTGTTATGTTAAAATCATATATTTTTTGATTTAAAAACTATTTATGTGTAAATAGGTTAAACTTAATATTTTATATATGTATAATATGACACACAATTCTCTTAATGATGATGGATGCCAATATTTAAAAAATATCCAGTATAAAACGATGTTGATGAATGGTAAGGATACTCAATTGAGTACGAATGGAGATACTGATACCGCTAATATTGATAGATTATTGGATGAGGAAATGAAACAAAATAAAAATCTCTCTTGGCCTAGACTAGACAGGAGTGACAAAATCGATAAATTGGAAGCTTTTGCTAAAAAATACTGTGAATCAGAAAGTAACAATTGTAAAGATGTCGAAGCACTTAAACAATACTTATTTGTATGTTTGGACCGTAATCGCTTAGAAAAAGTTAGAGAAGTCAAATATAATAAAATTACAGGTGAAATAGACGCGATTCCATGTTTAATATATAATAAATCCAATAATCGTTTCACTTTGAAACGATGTGATAAACAAAAATCAACAATTACATCTCTAAATTCTGGTAATCTCACTAGAAAAGCACGTAATGTAAAAACAGATATTGAATGTTAAATTGAAGTTTAAAAATAATAGATGTTATACACATAATATGACATCTATAATGACGTTAAATGAAACGGATAAATACGATATACTTGATATGATCGGACAACTCATCGAAACTAACATATCTGATGATGCTATTATCTTCAGCAATCCTAACTTTCATCAGAAATTATACAATACTATTATTGAACAATCCACGTTGCTTGTTACAAATGCATTTAGTTACGACGTTTCAAACGATATACAAGAATTAGTGCTAGAAGCATTAGATACATATTTTATATATATATGTCCCAAAAGATCTTATAGAACAACCACTATCCAAAAAAAAACAGTTGTTGAAAAGATTAGAGAGAAAATCAATTATTTATCTAATATTCCACAACCAACACAACGTACAGAAGAATGGTACCAGTTTCGCCACAATTACTTGACTGCAAGTAGTATATGGAAAGCCTTTTCATCAAACGGTAGTCGCAATCAGCTTATTTATTCTAAATGTTTACCGTTAGATACAAGTAAATATTCTAGAGTAAATTTAGACTCGCCTCTTCACTGGGGACAAAAATATGAAGAAGTCTCTTTGATGTGGTATCAGGTAACCTATGATACAACGGTAAGTGATTTTGGTTGTATTCCACATCCCGATATACCTTATGTTGCTGCTTCCCCAGATGGTATAAATACACAAGATACTTCAGACAGATACGGTAGGATGGTAGAAGTTAAAAATATAGTAAATCGAGATATTACTGGTATACCGAAAGAAGAATATTGGATACAAATGCAAATACAATTAGACGTATGCAATTTAAACGAATGCGACTTCCTTGAAACTAGGTTTAAAGAATACGAAGACAAAGAACAGTTTATACAAGATGGTGATAGCTTTTCACTTAGTGCAGACCGTAAACAAAAAGGAATTATAACCTTATATATAGACAATGACGGACAGCCATTATACGAATACGCACCATTAAACATAACAGAAACAGCGTTTGTGCGATGGAATGAAGATATGATGCATAAACATCAACAAGATACATGGTTAAAACATATTTACTGGAAATTAGACGAAGTTAGTGTTGTGCTTGTTGTTAAAAATAAAAAATGGTTAAACGCAGCAAAACCTATAATGAAGGAATTGTGGGATACTGTGATTAAAGAGAGAAAAGATGGATACGAACATCGTGCTCCTAAAAAAAGATCACGTAATATATCAACACCTGAACCCACGCAACAAATTTGTTTAATAGATATTAATGTTAATTAATCTGTTGACACAAAATAATTTACGCGTTTTGTTCCTTTTGGTGGTAAAGGCGGTGGAGGTATATTCGGTTCTGTAACATCATACAAACCCATACACATGCCTGCGGGGGTACATTGACCATTCGTAGGTCTTCTCCAATATCGTATATTATTTGTTCCACAATGTTTAGAATCAAATGTTGGGTAATTTTTATATATATCTTGGGAACCACTATTGTCATAACCCGGATTTTTTTTAACTTTATATACACCATCTAACAACGGTTTAGTAACGGAATTAGGATAGTTACCGCTTGTTAAGTTTTCTTTGTAATTAAACTGTATTATAATAGATACATATAACACTATAAGTAAAAACGCGATATACAAGATATTATTTATTGATTTTTGTTTCATAATATATATTATGTATATATTTATTATTACAACAGCAATGATTTAAATATTGGTCTAGTATTAATAGAATAGAATGAATGAAGAACAATTGAAAGTCACTAAGCGTAACGGAATTACACAAGAAATGTCTTTTGATAAAATTTTAACAAGGGTAAAAAATCTAAGCGTGAATATTGAACCTAAACTTCAAATTGGATACGCGCAACTAGTGATGAAAATTATTGACCAGTTGGTACCAAATATCAAGACTACAACTATCGATGAAATGGTGGCCGCTCAATGTGCTTCTATGAGCACCCACAAACAAGACTATGGTGCTTTAGCTTCTAGAATTGTTGTTTCTAATCATCACAAAAATACAAACCCATGTTTTTTGGCGACGATGCGGAGTCTTCATCGTTTTCAAGATGCTATGGGAAATTCATCACCATTAATTAGCGATGAACTAATGTCTATTGTTGAAGACAACCATACATATTTGCAGTCTATTCTAGATTACAGTCGTGATTATCTTATTGATTATTTTGGATTTAAAACATTAGAACGAGCATACATGATTAAAATTGACAACAATGTGATTGAACGACCACAACATATGTGGTTGCGTGTAGCATTAGGAATTCATAAAAAAGATATGAAAAGAGTGATGGAAACATATACACTAATGTCTCAAAAGTATTTTATTCACGCTACACCTACGCTATTTAATGCCGGGACGCGTAGACCACAATTGAGCTCTTGTTATCTCGTTGCTATGGAAGAAGACAATATTGACGGCATTTTTAATACATTAAAAGAATGCGCCCAAATAAGCAAATGGGCGGGAGGAATTGGTCTTCACGTACATAATATTAGAGCAACTGGTAGCTACATACGTGGTACAAATGGTTTGTCTAACGGACTTACTCCTATGTTGCAAGTATATAATTCTACAGCACGTTTTGTAGACCAGGGAGGTAAGCGAAATGGCAGTTTTGCAATATATCTAGAGCCATGGCATGGAGATATTATAGAATGGCTCGACCTTAAAAAAAATCACGGCGACGAAGCGATGAGAGCACGGGATTTGTTTTATGGGTTGTGGGTGCCAGATGCTTTTATGGAAGCTGTAAAAAATAATTTAGACTGGTATTTAATGTGTCCCGATGTATGTAAGGGATTGGCTGATTGTTACGGTGAAGGGTTCAAGCTAAAATACAATCAATATATTCAAGAAGGGAAATATCTTACAAAGATGAAAGCACGCGATTTGTGGTTTAAGATTTTAGATAGTCAAATGGAAACGGGAACACCTTATTTGTGTTACAAAGATGCTGCGAATGCAAAGAGCAATCAGCAAAATTTAGGTGTCATTAAATCTTCTAATCTTTGTACTGAAATTATAGAATATAGTGATAAAAATCAAACAGCAGTTTGTAATCTTGCTAGTATTGGATTGCCTATGTTTGTGAATGAAAACAAAGAGTTTGATTATGAAAAACTGCACGAAGTGACTAAAGTAGTAACCTATAATTTAAATAAGGTGATCGACATCAATTATTATCCAACAGAAAAAACAAGACGCAGCAATCTCTTACATCGACCTATTGGAATCGGTGTACAAGGACTAGCTGACGTATTTGCTATAATGAAACTTTCATTTTGCTGTGATGAAGCAAAAAAAATTAATAAAATGATTTTTGAAACTATATATCACGCTGCTATAGAAACCTCTCTGGAACTTTCTATCGCGCGTACAGAAGATATGCGTGAAATTACACGTTTACACGAAAAAAATAATATATTTACAAATCCAACACCACAAGTACTTGATGTATCTAGAAGTTATGCAGATAATACTTTTTCATCCATTTTGGAAAAGCATACACCTATTTTTGCAGAAATTAAACAATGTCAAGATGGTGGATGTCCTGGTGCGTATTCCAGTTTTGCAGGCTCTCCGTTGTCTCAAGGGAAATTTCAATTTGATTTGTGGGGTGTAAACCCATCAGAACGGTACGATTGGGAAACACTACGTCAAAAAGTAATGCAAATGGGTATTCGAAACTCTTTGTTGGTTGCACCTATGCCCACCGCATCTACCTCACAAATTTTAGGCAATAACGAGTGTTTTGAACCATTTACCAGTAATATTTATTCTCGAAGAACGCTTGCAGGAGAGTTTGTCTTGGTGAATAAACATCTTATGAAAGAACTCGCTGATGCGGGATTGTGGTCTGATGAAATTAAAAACAGTATTATTGCAAACAAAGGTAGCGTACAACATATCGTAGGACTTGACCCAGAAATAAAAAAAAGATATTTAATTGTATGGGAAATACCTATGCGTGAACTGATTGAAATGGCAGCCGACCGTGGAGCTTTTATTTGTCAATCTCAAAGTTTAAATTTATGGTGTGAAGAACCAAATTATAAAATGTTAACATCAATGCATTTCTTCTCTTGGGACAAAGGTCTTAAAACCGGCATATATTATCTACGTCGTAAACCTCGACACCAGCCACAACAATTTACAATTAATCCGGATTTGCAACCAGAAGAACCGGTGTGTGAAATGTGTTCTTCCTAGTGTTCGCAGTTTAATTGATATATTTTAGAGAGAGTTTTATTATGTTTAAGAATATCTATGTTTTGGGTATACGATATATAACACCTTAAACAAATAAGGACGTCTACCATAGAATTGTGTGCACCATTTGCAATCACTCCAAATATTTTTTCGTGCAGTTCTAATAAACTAGGGTATTTAATGTATTTTCCCCAATACGTACTCGTTTTTTCAATATTACAAAATATTTTTGTTTCTTTCATAGTACAGTATTCTGGTTTTTCACTGTGACCGTTTCCATTTGTAAAATAGTGTGGACGTGTATTTCTAATAGCTTCCACCATATACACGCGTTTGTCGAATGAAATGTTATGAGCAACCATTAAATCTGCTTTTTGCACATCAATATCAAATAAGTCCATCGCTTCTTGCAACGGTATCCCTTTTCGCTTAGCATACGAATTTGTTATACCATGAATTTTACTACTTTCTAATGGAATGTCTATGGGACATTTTATGATATGGTCTTGAATGTTAATTACTTCGTGTGTAGTTGTATCGTACAAAATCCAGCTAAGTTGCACGATATACGGCCATTTGTCTGTTTCTGTAATAGGTGTATTAAATTTCTCTGGGAGACCGGTTGTTTCGGTGTCGAATACGATAGTTTTCATATTATATTACTAGCTGTGTTATCTATACAAATATATAAAATCGTATCAATTTTATATATTTATTAAATACATGTTTTGAATAGTGGTAAAGTTAAATAATATGTTATATCTCTTATATATTTATGGTTACTGTGTCCTTGTAAGGTAATTATAAATTCATATCTGGGGGTTTTAGGTGTTATGTCAGCATATACAGGGACAGAAACGTAGTCATTTTGTGTATCTATTATTGTGTTTTTTATTTTTTCTTTGGCGTTCATTATACTTGGGGAGGAGATGAATCCGTATAAATATACCTCAGGTATATTTGAATGATGAACGCCTTGATATTTTAATTGTCTTACAATTTCATTTTTACGATTTGTATTTTTATTGATTTTTAATACAATACATTCATATGAACTATTTGGAGTATCAAATACTGGTTTGTTAAACCAATCATATTCCATATATTGTCCGATTACACAATTTTATTTTAGAATGAGAAACGATTTGTCGCATATATCCCACACATCCACCTCACTTGATTTCATCCCAAAAAAATATTCGTATTCGTCTAACATATCATAATTATCCATTTATTATTATATATTAATTTTTTATATTTATTTACTTGGTATAGTTTTTACATAATCCAAATGTTTTACGATGATATTTTGATATTCCGTATTCTCGTATACCATCCAGGTGTTTCTTGGTTCCATATCCTTTGTTATTAAGAAGACCGTATTTTTCTTGTAGTTCTGGTTCAGAATCACATAAGTTTGATATGTATTCATCTCTAGCCACTTTGGCTAGTATAGAAGCCGCTGCAATAGAAGTGAGTTTATTATCCCCTTGTTCGATAGTAGTGTGTTTTACATGTAGCAAACAATTGTCCTCAAATATCATATATGGTATGAAATCGTTGCCGTCTATAATAAGATGTATATTATTACATTCCAGTTTTAGTGTATCGATTACACTTTTAATCGCACGATGCATCGCTATATAGGTAGCCTTACGAATATTATGTGTGTCTATTTCTTGTTCTGTAGCGTATCCTATTCCCCATCCTACTGCATTTGCTTTTATATATTCAGACATTAACCTTAATTTTTTTTCCGAATGAAATCTTTTAGAGTCTTTCATGTCTGAATGATTAAATTCATCACTCGGTGGCAATATTACGGCTGCAGCGTATACACGCCCTATCATAGGACCTCTTCCTGCTTCATCTACACCTATTTCGTTCAAGTTATCGTCATCGTAACGTGTATTTAATATTGTTTTAGTAGACATGGATGTATGTTATCTTTATTTATATATTAATTATTAATCAATTTAACAAATAATAATATTATCTTTTTTTCCTTACATACATTATAATGAAACTACGTGCTATACATTTATTTCTATTATTAATTGGTGCATTATTACTATGTAGCGTATTAAATTGTGGAACTACTTGTCAAGGCTTGACAAGTACTATCAATAATGTCGCCAACGTAGATATGTATGAACCTATGGTTACAGGTATCAATAGTGTTGCTAATGTCAATCCGTTCGAGAGAATGGTTAGCGGTATCAACAGTGTTGCCAACGTAAATGCATTCGAAGGAATGACTAGCAACATTAATACTACCGGAAACGTTAATTCATATACAGGTCCAGCAGGAGATACCGTTTATACATATAACAAAAATAATGGTTCTGGTTCTAGTTCTGGATCTGGTTCTAGTTCTAGTTCTAATTATAACGGGTATGATAGCGCTAAAAGTAATAGTAGTGCTTCTCTAGGTGATAATAGTGATTTGTACATTTTAAAATCACAAGTAGTTCCGCCGGTATGTCCTGCGTGTCCGTCCAACGCAAGTTGTCCAAAACCAGAACCACCACCTCCATGTCCTCCGTGTGCACGTTGTCCTGAACCGTCCTTTGAATGTAAAAAAGTTCCTAATTATAGAGCAAATGATGATAATGTAATGCCACGCGCTGTATTGTCTGATTTCAGTTCATTTGGTATGTAATTTCATCTGTGTTTTTTTATTGATACTTTACGTTTTTTGTGTTGAGTTTTTCGACGTTTAGTCTTAGGATGTTTCGGTTTACGTTGTTTACTTTTACGGTTATTACTTTTATTCTTACGTGTTCTTTTATATTTTCGACGCCGTCTTCGACCTGCATTTTGGTCGTTGCCCATTTGTTGAGCACGTTCATTTAATATGTCTCCAACTTGTTCTGCAGCTTCTTCTGCAGCTTTGCTGATATCTTCCGCGCTGCTGCTACCTTGTGCGCTGCTGCTACCTTGTGCGCTGCTGCTACCTTGTGCGCTGCTTTGTGATGAGGCTATTTCTGCAGTTATATTCTCCATATTTTCCTTAAATTTTTTAGCGTCGTTTTCTATGGTTTCGTCGTCTTCCATAATAGCAGGTATCGTTTCACCATCTTCGTTTGTACTGGTTGTATCTCTTTCACGTTTCCCTAGTGCTCGGTCGGATTGTGCTTCTGCATCTGCAGTTAATGGCGTTCTTCTTGGTGATGGTTCTTCCGCGGGCGTCGATGGTGTTCTTCTTCCAGGCATTGTTGCTGCTGGAGATGGCAATTGTGCTGCTGGTGGTTCCAATCTTCCTACCGGTGCATCGTCCGCCACCCGCAAAGGCTGTACTAGTGGGTCCATTTGTTCTTGCAGTGCAACCATACCTTCTGGTGGTTGTTCTCGTCGTAGTAGTTCCTGGAGCTGCCTTATAGGATTGTTTAATCGATGTATACCTTGAATCATGGCTGTTGATTGCTGATGACACATACGTCCACTCGCTGCAGCTGCATTTCCAGCGATGGCAAGCGATTGTGACGAAATAGATGCTATAAGATCACATAAAGGATTAGCAAGATTAGATCTAATAAAATTATACGCCTGTCCAAGCTGTCCGGACCCAATATAAAGTCCTAATCCGGATAAAGTAGAGATTAATGTGGTAAAACCGGTAACAATCGTAGTACGTAAACTTTGTAATGTCGCGGCATTTCTATTTGCCTGTTCGAGACAAGATTCTAACGCACCACTTGAAATCCAATTTACTGCAACGTTATTCCAAAAAATTTGTGATGCAGTCCGGCAGCCTCCGGTTACAACCCTATTGGCATATGCAAGTTGAATAAGGTAATCTCTTGCGGTAATATATGCCCATGATGGTGCTCCTGAGTATACAACCCCCCCACCTATGCAAGATATAATAGCTATAGTCATTAAGTGCTGTGCAAAACCCGGTGCACCGCCTCTCATACCACACCGACCACCGCCGAAGCTTGTTTTTTTTATAGAAAACCCTGAAGATATAGAAGATAATGATTTTGGCAGAATCTGAACACCATCAGAACCGGACACTTCATTCGCCATATCTGCTGCATCTCTAATTGAATCCGATATTGTTTCACCAATTTCAATTCCTGTCTTAAATATTTCATTTATTCCTTCAAGTCCTGTAACTTTATCATCAACCCATCGTGAGATAGCATATTTACGACGTAATGTCTTGTCTCCAGTCAACCCTTCATATATACCCATAATACTCGCCCATGTGATAGTAATTGATATAACTGCTGTTTTCGCGTGAGCTTGCTTCTTTGCGGTGGCGGCGCCAAGTGCGATTAGGCTGTTATTTGCATCTGTATCTAATCCGTCTAAGATGTTTTTCAAATCACTAATATATACAGAACCACTATTTACTTGTGCAGCCATATCTTATTATACTGTATAATAAGATATTTATTTTGTTGTTGTTTTCAAACATTTCTCATCAATTTCTAAAGTTTTACATTTATTTTCTTGCGGGACAATCTTTATAACGCATTTTGCCTTTTTTCCGTATAAAGGTTCCGTACATCCCTTTTCTTTTTTACGAGTTTTATTTGTCTTAGTTTCTTCTTTTGTGTGTGTGCATCTTGACCTAAAATGTTCGTATCTCTCTCGCACATCACAATACGTTAAACCAGATTTTTTCCCTAACATTTTATTTACAGTTTCATGAAGTTTATAAACATATCGTGAAAAACTATCTCGGTCTTTCATATCAGAATTTGTTAGAGGAAGAGTTTTAAAATTATTCTTTAAATTTTCTCGACAGTGTCTGCAAGGAAGAATATATTGAAGACTTATAATAAAATGTTTATACTGTTTTTTTTCATCACTTGTAGGACGTATAGGATAATTTAAACTCATAATATGTAAAAAATGCCACAAACTAGGTCCCCACACAGCGGTTAACATACCGTCTCCACTATTAAAATGTTTTTTTGTAAAAACCCTCTTTTTTCGCCGTGTAGTCATTTCTTAGTTTATCATTAGAAAAACTTATGAAAATACGCATTCTCTCTGCAGCATTTTTAAAAAAAATTGAATTGTACGTCAGGTATATATACTGTACCAACATCTATTATGACAACCTTTAAAGTAACCGCAAATGAACGACTATTATATTCTAAACAAAAAGACAAAGCAAAATTTGAAACACCCGAAGAAGAAATTATGTACGCAACCACAAATAGCAAAACGTGTTCTAAATGTAATCTAATGAAACTACTAATAGAATATACTGGAAATACGAGTGGTTGTGACGCATTTGACAAAAATGGATACAGATTACGTAGACCAGAATGCAAGAGTTGTTCTAAAAAAGTTTCTCAAGGAAAACAACAGGCAGTAAAAATAGCAAAAAAAATAGGGAAACCATATAAAGCACCCGACGGCACCGTGTGCGCTTTATGTGGAAAGCTTCCAAAAAAAGATGACGTATTAGTATTTGATCACTGCCACACCACAAATACGTTCCGAGGCTATTTACACAATTCTTGTAATCGTTCTATGGGTGTATTAGGAGATGATGTAGAAGGATTAGTAAAAGCAGTAAATTATCTAAATATTTCAGAAAAAAAGAAGTTGATCCTAGATACACAGAAACATATTTTAATTATGGATGCTACACGCCGTAACAGTTTTTAGATACCATCAATAATACGATGTTTTGATAGCTTATAATATATATCTTTTAATTCTATACCAATAAATTTACGGTGTGTATTTGCACAGCCTATACCTGTCGTCCCTGAACCCATAGTATTGTCTAAAACGGTTTCGCCCTCATTTGAATACGTTTTAATCAAATACTCCATAAGTGTTACTGGTTTTTGTGTTTCGTGTATAGTATCATATTCTATATCAAACTCGATTAGTTCCGTTGGATAATTTGTGAATTTTTGCGAATATTCACTATCACTAATTAACTTATTATTAGGTCCTAGATGGTGGGATTGATTCAGCATTTTTCCAATTCGTTCTTTACTGTTTTTCTTTTTTATATTTACTGGTAAAAGGTTCTGTGGATTATAAGTCATATTACCTTTTTTTACTGATGCTGCTGCTGCACCTCCTTTAGAAAACACACATATGTCTTCAGTACATTTCATCGGTCTGTAATTAGCAAGCAAGAACTGTGTGGTTTTATTTTTTTTCCATATAATATTATATTTAAACCATTCATAATTTGATGAAACAAGCATACTTGTAAATGGTTGTTGTCCAAATAGCAATATTACTCCCGAAGGTTTTTTTATGATTCTTTTATAATGTTCCCAAAGTGTATTGATGTCAATAACAGTATCCCATTTACATTTAGTGGTTCCATACGGTAGATCACATAGTATCAAATCAACGCTATCGTCTGGTATTTCTTTCATTCTTTCTAAACAATCACCATACATAAGCATAACATTTTCGGTTTTATAATCTTCTAGTGTATGTTTTTCTATTTCTTTCATAAGTTTTTCATTTGTCTCTTTTTTGTGTTGTTGTTTGGTGATTTTGATTACTTTTGGAAGTTCTTCGGTAGAAGACATAGTATACGTATTCTGTATATTACGTTATATATACAAATCAATTTTATATTAAAAAAATTATTATATTATGGATGTTAATATATAAAATGACAACTTTTAAGGATTATGCTGAAAATACCAAAAATGATTACATAGTTATATTTTTTGGTATGATAATAATTGCGTGTAGTACTTTTGGGAAGAGTATTATGGGTGTAACGATATCTACTATAATAAAATTGATAGGTGTGATTGTATTAACGTATGCAGTTTTTTTGTATGTTCTTCACTTAAAAATATATTTTACAGAAAATAAAGATTTTCTTGTTAATTCAAAATACGCACCATACAGACAAAATATATTTGCAGGATGTGGTGTGACTATTATTATAATGGTATTATTGTTCTACTCTGCGTATACTATTTTCGTATAATAATTTTGGTTAATCTATCTACTATTGTTTCTTTGTATTGTGGCTTAATTGAATTACCCAAAACAATAGATTTTATATAAAGATAATATTCACGGTCGCTTATAAAGTTATTTCTTTCTACGTTCAAAAGTGTTCCTGATGAAGTACGGAACAACATATTTATTTTTATTTAATATAATATATTATCTTTAGACTAATTCGTTTAAGCATTACAAGATTCTTCAAAATATATATTATAATGCTTACAAAAATACGTGAAAACGCGGTTTCTTTGTTTTCTAACAAAAAAATGATAGTAATTATTTTACTTGCAGCAGCGTTTATTACAACTGCAATATGGGTATACAACACCTACGTTATTCCAAGAGTACAGAAAAGTTATGTACCAAATAAAGAGTACACAGAAGGCGGCGTGAATACAAATAACGCGAATGCAGACTTATATTTTTTCTACACGACTTGGTGTCCTCACTGCAAAACCGCAAAACCAGAATGGGAAAAATTCAAAGAAACTATTAATACTAACGGACACTCCTCAGGAGTTAAAATCAATTTTATCGAAGTCGATTGTGAAAAAGATACCGCTACCGCAGAAAAGTTTAATGTAGCAGGTTATCCTACTATTAAAATGATTTACAATAATAAAACAGTAGAATACGACGCTAAACCACAGCAGGACACTCTTCAACAATTTCTTGATTCTGTATTAAATCCATAAATGTAACTGCTGCTTGTAGCCCCCTTTCTATTAATGTTTTACGCATATCCCCATCTTCAAGAGTATGTATCCATTTAGTATAATCAATAACATCTCGCGTATCATAATACACAATATTTTTAATTTGTTTTTGTTTTGTAGTAGTTTCAAGTTCAAGATAACATTTTCGCATTAATACTCTGGCATAATCTAGATATGATGACTCGTCTGTTAAATTTGTGTTTGGAGTATCATATGTATAATTACAAAATGCAAGCATTTCATCTTCTTTACATTTTGTATTGTTTAGACATATATTCAAAGGAAAGTTATTTAACAATCCTCCATCTACAAAACACTTATTATTATAAAATATAGGTTTGAATACTAATGGAAATGCAGATGATGCTGCAATCGCAATATTCAAACTCATATTAGGATATGTTTTGTGTGTAATTATTTCTGTGTGTAGACTTCGTGAGGTATTTAAGTCTGTAGCTATAAAACATAATTCTACATTTGTATATTCGTATAATTCTTGCAAAGTAACATTTTTAGGTAAGTCTTTTCCTAACAAAAGGGGTTCCGTGCATATAGATGCCATCTCTAATCCATCTAGGCCTTTATTTCGCATAACCTCTAATAAGTCATCGCCTAAATGAGAAAACGTTTTATTCCAAGGACGACCAATAAGATATTCGTCTACTGTATTCCAGTCGTATCCTAATGCGATTACAAATCCTATAAATGAACCAATTGACGACATATATATTGATTCTAGTTTGTTTAAACACCACATACCTTCTTCATGCAAACGTTTTATTGCTCCGTACGTTATTAAACCGGTAGGACCTCCGCCAGATAATACCATATGTTTAATTGTCATTTTACTAATTAAGTATCTTTATTTTAATACTTTTCTTTTGTAATAATAATATGGATACAATTTTTACTCTAGGAGACGAAAATGATTTCAATCTTAAAGTTAATTTAGACGATTTATATGAAAAGAAAAAAGAAAGCGATTTAAATACGTTGAAAGTGTACAATAAAATATTACAAAGAATTCATAATAAAGTACGATATTGTTCCAGAATAAATCCGAACGAACAGCACTGTTGGTATATTATACCAGAAGTTATAATAGGCATACCACGATACGACCACACCGCTTGTACGGCATATATTATAGATAAACTAAACGAAAATGGATTTGTTGTTAGATATACACATCCTAATTTGTTGTTTATATCTTGGAAAAAATGGACGCCTGGATATGTGCGAGATGAAATACGTAAAAAAACAGGCATACAACTAGATGGTTGGGGTAATCAGAAAAATACAGATACAGAAACATCCGGCTCAACTACACATCAAGACCCTAATTCTCTTATTCTTGGTAACAAATCCAAGAAAATATCTGTATCGAATAATAATTTCCGAGATACAAACACCTATAAACCTACTGGAAATTTAATTTATAACAAAGAATTGCTAAAAAAAATAGAAGACAAATCCCACAATTAATTATATATTTTATCTCTACGCACTATAGTATACATCTCTCTTTTTGTTCTTTTTTGAACGACAAAAAGAACGTTTTTTGCCGAATGCCATTTTACACATTGGTGTATGGCGACACGTAGAGGTTCTCATACCTTTACAACTACCGTTGCGTAATTTTGTTAGACAAGAAGAACGGGTTTTACATTTCTTTATATGAAGGCAATTAAAAGAACGTCTTTTTTTAGTAGGCATTATATTATATATAAATAATATAATTCTAAAAGTTAATTGCTATAGCTATCGCTATCACTATCGCTATCAATTAACAATAAATTATTATATGTATTTCCACTTCTAAATGTATACTCTCCTCCTGATTGAACCTCATGAGGTACAGGTCTACTATCCGTTGCAGGCGCAGTATCCGTTGCAGGCACAGTATCCGTTGCAGGCACAGTATCCGTTGCAGGCGCAGTATCCGTTGCAGGTCTACTATCCGTTGCAGACGCAGTATCCGTTGCAGACGCAGTATCCGTTGCAGGTCTACTATCCGTTGCAGACGCAGTATCCGTTGCAGACGCAGTATCCGTTGCAGACGCAGTATCCGTTGCAGACGCGGTATCCGTTGCAGACGCAGTATCCGTTGCAGACGCAGTATCCGTTGCAGACGCAGTATCCGTTGCAGACGCAGTATCCGTTGCAGACGCAGTATCCGTTGCAGGTGTTTTACTATATGTATTTTCGCCTAAACTATCTACAGTAGAAGCTTCTGTATTGTTGGGAGGTGTTATTTCTGCGTCTGCAAGAGAATCTTGCAGGGTATTTTGCAGTTTTTCAATTTGTTCTTTAGATGTATCCATTATCTGTTTTTCTACGATTGCTTGAAACAATTCTAGTCCTTTAATGAAGTCATTTTCACATTTTACATACAATTTCACAATTATAGTCCGTGTTTTATCAATAAGTTTCTGTAATATTTCTTCTGTTAATTTTGGGTTTATCATTATTTCTTTACGACCTGATTCTGGATTGATTACTGGTGAAAATAAATCTTTTATTATACCAATTAGTTCATCTTGATTTTTTTTTGTAGTCTGCATCATTGTCTTAATGTGATTTGCGTAGTCTGAAAATAATTTATTCTTTAATGTAGCAGAATAAGAATTTGTATAACTCCCATTTCTAGAACATCCTTTACTTTTATGAAAATCTCTTAACTTTATATCACTAAATTTTTTAATAAGTGGTTCACCTTTTCCATCTTTTTCTATAGTATCATTTCCGGTGAACGCTTTATAAAAAGTTATTACATCCTTTTCATATATTTCTTTACGTGTCTTGTCGCTCATTCTTGAGAATCCTCCTTTATCATAATCATATTCATCATAATATAATTTCTCTAATTCAGGTATACCTGGCTCTTGGTAAAACATTTTGTCTTTGTTTCTAGTCCTATCGTAATTCATTTCACAAAAATTAGGATTTATAGTAACTTTTGCATCTGTAGGCTTGTTAAAATCTTCGTTATTTAATAATACATTCAATCTTTTACTACAAACGTCCATTCTTTTAATACTTACATTAGCACTAGCCGGTATATTTTTTTTATTGAGTAAATTAGTTTCTACCGTATTTCCATTCTCGTCTTTATATACATAGATTGGATTAACCGTAGTCACGATCGCACTAAATAAATGTGCTATTTTTACATAAAACTTTGCAATACCTATACACAATCTTCTTTTTGTAGTATTGTTTTTGACATCTAAATTTTCTAAATTATTTTGTTTAAGATATAAAATGTTTGATTTTGTCATTTCATTTATTTCAATCCCGTTCTTAAGTCGTTGAGCCAAATAATTAACATTTAAATCATTTAAATTACTTGCAATAGAATCCGCGGTCACAACAACCAACTTATTACAATAATCCATATCCGCTAGACGTTCCATATCTTTAAAATTCTGTGTGCTTATGTAATTGGCAGCTATGAAATCTAATTCTTGTAATAATAAGCCTTCTTTTTTAATATTTTCAACAGAATTATTGTTACCCATTAATATAATTAAGAAAACATTATAAAATTGAAGTATTTTCTTACGATTATACTAGTTCACGTCAATAATGAATGAACTTAAAACCAAAAAAATTCGTCGAGAGGGTAAAAATAAAGTGAAACTATGGGAACAATTTGATACAGAAATACTGGATAAAAAAAATGTTGAATGTGTATACACAAATAATGGACTGAGAGAAAATTGTGATTGCTGTACGTCATCATTAGTTATATCAGACGAAGGGTTTCAAACGTGTACGAATAAAAAGTGCGGTATATTTTATACAGATATATTAGATCAAACCTCTGAATGGAGATATTATGGTGCAGAAGATACATCTGGAAGTAACCCAACCCGATGTGGAATGCCTATTAATCCATTATTACACGAATCTAGTTTCGGTTGTAAAGTATTAGTACACGGAGCGTCTTCATATGAAATGCGAAAAATAAGAAGGTATACAGACTGGCTGGGTATGCCTTACAAAGAAAAATCACAATATGATGAATTTCAACGAATAACTATTTTAGGAAATCATTCAGGAATACCAAAATTAATTATAGATGACGCGATGAGGTTTCATAAAAAAATATCCGAAGCAAAAACATTCCGAGGATTGAATCGTGATGGTATCATAGCAGCTTCTATATATATTGCTGCAAGAGTCAACAGTTTTCCTAGAACTGCAAAAGAAATCGCACACATATTTCACTTAGACACTAGTGCTGCTACAAGAGGATGTAAAAACGCAATATCTATTATAAATGAACTTGAAAGTGAAATGGCCAACACAGATAAAACCTCTCTATGTCAGCCTACCCCTGTAACATTTATTGAACGTTATTGCAGCAGACTGAATATTAATACGGAACTTACCAAAGTTTGTAAATTTATAGCATTACGAATACATACAAATAATCTTATTCCTGAAAATACTCCACATTCTATCGCTGCCGGTATTATTTATTTCATAGCACAGTCTTGTAATGTAAGTATTACAAAGAAAGAAGTTAGTACGATTAGTGAAATTTCAGAAGTAACTATAAACAAATGCTACAAAAAAATGTTAGATATGTCCCAAAATTTAATCCCAAAAGCAATTTTAGAAAAATATAATTAATTATAGTATTTTAACCAACATATGTCTGACACAAACACCTTCCATATCGTTTATATATTTTTTGTCCCGGAGGACATATACATGTATTAGATGTTTCGTTATACTGGTCTGCATTCACGCACCATCGAATTGGATAACCTTGATTCGCACAAATATTAGTATTACTTTTGAAATATGAACTAGGAAAATAGTTCGTAAATGGTTCTTTATAAGACAATCTACAATATATGGTTATTAACAATACAGTAATCAGGAACAAGTAAAATACTTTAACATAGTTCATCTTTATATAAGTTACATATTTAATCCAATTAATTTATAGGTTTTCTTTTTTGAGGTATCCATTTTACGCGTTTTACTTTTCGGTTTACTTTTCGGTTTACTTTTCGTTTTACTTTTCGTTTTACTTTTCGGTTTACTTTTCGTTTTACTTTTCGTTTCACTATTTTCTTTAGATTTTGAAGGCACATACTTGAGAAACCATTCTTCATATTCACGTGTATCTCGTTTATTTTTTAATTCTTCATATTTTTGAGTTTTATCGTTTCTCATGTCTTCAAGGGTTTCTTGTTTCCCTATACATTGTAAACTAAATCTTTTCAACGGACCTTTTTGTTGAAGTCTATTCGCAGTTTGTACGTGAAATAAGTATTGAGCCATGCAGTATATTCTATCGTGCTCGTAATACGGTCTGTCTGCATATAAAAAAGCAAGATATATACTAAGCATAGTATCTATTGTCGCTACTTTTATAGTTCGACCTTTTGATTTAATAATATTATAACTATGACACGCGAGAGGTTTGTATACAAACGCCACAGTATCATCTTCTATAGTTATTTCATAATGTGGAGCTATAATCTCTCCAAAACCAGGTTTCTTATAAATTTTTACATTTTTAAATCCTTCATCTCGTAATCGCTCTTTTATAATATTTACAGAAGTTTCTGGGTCTTCTGATAATAAATCGAAATCAGGTTGTTTATCTTTGTATTGTATACGTTTTTTCTTAGGCATATATTTGTTGTATACTTTACTAGCATAACCTCCAAAGAATACCAGCCCTTGTTGAATCGCAGTATCTTTCACGGTACTGTAAATATTTCTTGCATCTTCTTGTGTGCCTTCAAAACTCCTCATAAAATTCATATGGTCGCATTTAGGATTTTTCATAGGATAATGTTTATTTAATAAAGTTAACCGCTTCATAACTTTTTCCCAACGACTCACATCTCCTTTCGGACGTGAAAGTTCCAAATACATAGCCATTCTTAAGTAATCAGGCGGAGCATAATATATACCATTCACTTTTATTCCTTTGTTCTGTATTGCTTTAAATAAATCCTTGGGAATATACGTAATATCTGCAACAGGAATAAAATTAACAAATACTTTATATGTTCCATGATGAACCCCTGCTTTTGCTTCTATTTCTGTATAACCTTCTTCTAGATAAATATCTGCCAGTTTTTTTGCATCATTTAAAGCATCTGCACTAAAGAAATCATAGTCAGGTATTTCTATATCTTTATCATAAAATTGGTCGTTAACTGGAAGTATATTATTAATTGCGGTGCCTCCATAGCATACTAGTCGTTTTTTACGTAAAAACCGTTCTACAATTCTAATAATATTCTGTACTTCTTGTGAATGTGTAAGACTACGAGCTGCTTTCTCTTGTGCTTTATCTACAGCAGCTCTTAATATTTCTAATTCTTTTTCTTCAAAATTACTCATATATATTAAATCATATATTAAATAGTAAGAGAGTAATAATTCGTGGAAGTGTTTCTTTGTTCGTAAGAATACGCAGGATTTGCTGTCTGAGGGGGTGGTATAGTAACAGGAATATATCTAAGTGCTTCTGGTTTGAGTGCAAAGGCAGAACCCTTCTTTGCAAAGAAAGCTGAATATACTTCCATATTAGTGTCAAAATTTTGGAAACACATACCTGCAAATTGACATCCGGACGCCCAAGCCAATTGTGCGGAATAATTTGCATTTGTCTCTGATAAATCAGGTATAACTAGTGTCATATTTTTTTTATTATAATCTATCAATTCATCTATATCAGGAGTATATTTGACGCCATCAGAATATCTTACATTTCTCATAAATATAGAGTTCGATGCAAGATTTACATATTCGTCGAGATTGGTAGATTCAAACAAAGGATTCGAACGGTCTGCTATTATTAATACTTTTCCCATTATTTCCGATAATGGGACTCCTCCTAAGTTTTTTCCGTGATTTTCATAACTATATTTAGACCCGAGCGTGTATTCCGATAACGTTTCTTCTATAAGTGTAGCCATCTTATTGTAGATTTTTTGATTTGTGCTCATTATTCTAAGATGAATAATTAAAGGGTCACCTGGGTTCGGACAAGTACTTCCTGAAAATGCATAATCTTTTATAATGTCCATAGCATCACTAAAAAGAACACTATTGTATGTTTCCTTAATACTATAATCATCCACAGAAGAGGTAGCAATCACAGGTGTATCATTCAACGAATATACTTCAAAATCAATACATCTTGCACCCTGTTTAATTACATTTTTAAGGGCACATACGTTTACAAAATCATTTTTAAATTGTCCGGCACAACACGCATTATATGCAGTCATTACATAATAATCTCTTAGTTTATAACTATAATCTGGGTTGGACGTATTAATAGTATGAACCATACCATAATCTTTATACAAATTATTCATATTAGTACAATTCGCTTTATTAAGCGTACTTTTACCGTACGCCCAATAAATAATCATAACTATAAGTATTAAACATAGTGCAAAAATAGAATATTTAGCAGCATTAGCTCCACTCATAGCATTCGTTAGCATTTGCTGCATCGCTTTAGGAGCAGGAGTATTTACATTTTCATTCATAATATAATATATTGTTATTATTTTAATAACTTAAACCAAGTTAAATATTAATCACAATTTATTATAATGCCTGGTGGACTACTCAACCTTATTGCGTATGGTAATCAAAATGTGATTCTTAATGGCAATCCAAGTAAAACTTTCTTCAAAACGACCTATGCAAAGTATACCAATTTTGGTCTTCAAAAATTTCGAATTGATTTTTCCGGACAGAGAACATTACGAATGACAGAATCTTCTGTATTTGATTTCACCGTTCCAAGATATGGAGATTTACTTATGGATACATATTGCGTAGTTAATCTTCCTAATATATGGAGTCCGGTGATGCCTCCGCTTGTCAACGATGAAACCTCAACAACGTGTTCTATTTTACAAAAATGGCAACCATATGAGTTTAAATGGATCGATAATTTGGGGTCTCAAATGATCGAAACGGTAAGATTTACGGTTGGCGGTATGGTTATACAAGAATTCTCGGGACAATACCTTACAAATGTTGTGGAGAGAGATTTTAGTGATGTTAAAAAAAAATTATACTACGAAATGACAGGAAACGTGGATGAACTTAATAATCCTGCTTACGCTTACGGAAGAACCGGTCAATATCCAAGTGCTTTTTATGGTGGTAACAACGATGCTTCTGCTACAGGAACAATCGGTGGTGTACCTTATCCAACAGTATACGCCAGTACTGGAAGTGAACCATCACTTCGAGCTAGACAATTGTATATTCCTTTAAATATATGGTTCACTCTTGCGGCTAAAATGGGGTTTCCTTTAGTCTCTCTACAATACGCAGAACTCAAAATTGAAATTACTATAAGACCAGTACAAGAATTATTTACTGTAAACCAAATATATTACCCAAATGATGTTGACCTAGAATATGCTGCAACAGGGGTTCCAATCCAACCTAATTTTAATGATAGTCGATACAGTTTTTACCGATTTCTACAATCTCCTCCAAGTGTAGATATATCCAATAGTGATGTGTATGAAAACAAACAAACCAATTGGAACGCAGACATACACTTATTATCGACATATGCATTTTTGACAGATGATGAAGTTAGATTATTTGCGTCGGAACCACAATCCTATCTTGTACGCCAATCTTATACCACCACTTATGAAAACGTGATAGGTTCAAAACGTGTTGATTTGAATAGTTTGGGGATGGTCTCTAACTGGATGTGGTTTTTTCAAAGAACAGATGTTAACGAGAGAAATCAGTGGTCTAATTATTCTAATTGGCCGTATGATTATATGCCTTCTTCTGTTATTTTTGCAAATGAAGATACTTGTAGTGGTATAACGAAAACCGACTCTTCTACTTTATATCCACCGTTCATTTTATGTTCTGATAATTGTCTTCCATCATTATGGAATACTGGACCATTCACGCCGTTGAATACAAAAAATATTATGGGTACATGGGGGTTGTTATTAGACGGCAAATATCGCGAAGATACGCTACCCTATGGTGTATTAGATTATGTAGAAAAATACATAAGAACATCCGGTGCAGCACCAGAAGGAGTATATTGTTATAATTTTTCTTTACGCTGTGACCCATTTGATTTTCAGCCTAGCGGAGCGATGAATATGAGTAAATTTAGCACAATACAATTTGAAGTTACTACCATACAACCTACCCTGAACGCAAACGTACAATTCACCGCGATTTGCAACAGTTCTGGCGAAACGGTTGCCACACAAATGCCTCAATCTGGAATTTATAATTATCAATACAATATGGTGGTTATGGAAGAACGATATAACGTTTTAAAATTTCAAAATGGAATGGCTGGATTAGAATACGCGAGATAATATATTTACAAAAAACAGGTATTATGAGGTTGAGGAATAGATTGAGTTGTGAATTGTTTACTTAACTCCATAGATACCTTATAATTATTACTATAGGTATCTATTGCGTTATTTATTGCATAATTTGTCGGGATATGAGTTGCAAATCCATATGGATAGTCGGAAGTTGAAACACGGTGCATACCCGACATATTTTCTCTATCGGGATATATAAAAGAAGTTCTTTCTAAATATTGCATTATATAAGATGCAATTATAACCCACAATAAAAGCATAAATACTTTCTCTAGCATATTATAAGGTTGATATATTATATCGTCTATATATAAATGGCAGATGATAGTGTAGATGCAATTGATGATAAAAATAATACAGAAGATACTTCTTCCGATGATGCACCAGATTGGTCTGGATTTGCTGGTTCTATAATAGTCAATTTCATAATTTTTTTATTATTGATACTAATTGGAAGTAATTTTGTTTTTTTAGTCCATTTTAGTTCATTAGACTTAGTGTTTCCTACAGATATTAACAAATATTTGCCTAATAGCGCACCTGGAAACAAACCTCAGACTGGCGGAGGTAAGAAACAAAAAGGAGGTAACGCAAATTTTGTTTCATACGCGCAGAAATTATCCGGACAGTCTTTTGATTTACTTAAATCGTTGGGATACACAAATAAATTAAATGGATGGCCGTATTCGATGTATAAAAAATCAGCAGAAGAATTTAGTTTGCAAGAAGTTAAAAATTGGTTTGCATTAACCGAGGCAAATACCTATATAACCTATCGTAAAGTAATGCATATGATTTACACAGGTAGTAATAAAGACAAAGGGCTTCTGAAATCTGTTCCTGACCCCGGTTTATATATTATAGGTATAATCATACCCGCGGTATTGACCGGCTTAATCGTACCAGTAATGACGTTTCTAAGTACAATCTTTTTTAGTTTCACTTCTGAAAAAATGGGATGGGTATATACCCTATTAGGGTTTTTATTCGTTCTTTTACTAGGATATGTAAATGTTATTCTTCATCAATTGTCAGTTATGTTTAATGTTTTGATTTTACCTTTGATTATTAATTATCAAACCGTTTTTAATATAGCGAATCGTAATTCTAGATGGTTAAAAATGGTATTTGGAATTTTTATACTATTCTCTGCTTTTAGTAAATTAGATAATGCTACTGCAGGTGTAATGGCGGTAGCATATCTGTTATGGCTCATAAAAGAAATCTTTTTTTAATTTAAAGGTATTACGTGATAAGTGGTAATAGACATGGTAGAACAACAAGTATTTCGGTCAATTCAGTTAGATCCATCGAAATTTTATGGATTTGCCTTTTACAGTAATAAAAAAGGTACTTGGCCTAATGAAACATACTGGACCGAAGAACCAATTGAATATTTAGGGAGATGGATATCTTCTGATAGGTGGGGATCTCGTGATCAGAGTGGTGGTGCTGAAAATTTCGAGCATAAGCGTATTGTATATGATTACGAAGGCAAAACAAGTTTTGTTGAAATGTCCGAACAATAACTTTATCGGATTAATATATAATAATAGATATAAATATACAAGTTATTACTATATAAGTTCCTTATAATATGACATATAAGGAAAATGATTTTACAACATGGCCAACCATTCCATATGTCAGCGTTTGCACCCCTACATTCAATCGTCGTTCATTTATCCCTATGTTAATAAAATGTTTTAATCATCAAACGTATCCAAAAGATAGAATCGAATGGATTATATTAGATGACGGTACCGATAAAATAAACGATTTGGTTTCAGACCATCCAAATGTGAAATATTTTTCTTACGATGAAAAAATGACGATTGGTGAAAAAAGAAACGTAATACATAAAAAACCCAAAGGAGATATTATCGTTTATATGAATGATGATGATTATTATCCACCAGAGAGAATTACACACTCCGTTTTCAAGTTATCCAATACACCAGGCGCGTTATGTGGAGGATCTAGTATTATGTATATGTTTTTTAAACACAATATGAAAATCTACAAAATAGGACCATATGGAGATAATCACGCCACCACAGCAACCTTCGCATTTAAAAAAGAATTGTTGAAAATTACTAACTACGAACCGAATGATGCTATGAGAGAAGAAAAATCTTTTTTGAAAAATTATACTTTACCTTTGGTGCAATTTGACCCCTTCAAAACTATACTAGTCTTTCCACACAAACATAATGCATGTGATAAAACAACGCTTCTTGACTGTACGAACAATCCTAATGTAAAAGAAACCGGACTAAATATTGATTATTTTGTTAAAGATCCACACATTAAACAATTTTTTCTAAATGAAATCGATATTCTTCTCTCGAGTTACCCCGCAGGCAATATCCGTATGAAGCCTGATGTAGTAATGCAGATGCTTGACGTGGAAACGCAACGGAGAATGCGTGCAGAAAATCAACTTATGATCGGAAGCAATAGTCCTTATGTTATGTTTCAACCTGAAAATGGTGATCCTATGCGTATGACTATCGATGAATTACTTCAATTATTGCGCAAACAACAAAGCATGTTAAATCGTCAAATTACAGAAATAAATGGATTAATACAAGAAAACACACGTTTGAAAACTCTAATATCAGATTAATTATGTTATATTGTTTAACCACTTAAACAAAAAATAGCTATCATATATACAACTACATAGCCTCCAGAAATGCCAAGCACGCCTTTCGAATATGATGAAGCCAGCTACGACCAGGATACGTTTTCGGAATCAAACAATCATTTTTATTTTCCTAAACGTAAACGACTATACTATCCTACCAAACTGCGTTGTCGTGTAGTAAATGCTAAAACCGGACACGTGTATCCATTTTGTCAGGGGTCGTTTGAAGAATTGCAATTGTACAAAGTTATTGATTCTACTGCTAAATGTGATGCAAATGGGTTTTTGCTTTCTCGGTCAGACCCTGTAAACAAAGACCCCAATTTTCTGTATTATGATAATCCAGAACAATTTATACGACACCAACGTATTGAGTCTTCTCAAGAAAAGTGGCAGGCACAGAAAGCTAAGTGGCAGGCAGAGAAAGCTAAGTGGTACGCAAATAACCGTAGGATGTTCCCTCCAAATGGGGGATTTATAAAGTCTGAATGGGAATTGATTAAAGCAGAATAAATTGCTTATTTTATTATTTTAAACAAACACTAAAATAATAAAAGTATTTACATATCGTCATCCTCATCAATATCAATATCAATATGAATAGGATTTTTCGTATATTTATCTATATATCTATAGATACGGTTGATATCTAATTTGCATATGTCATATGTTTGGAACACCTCATAAATCTCGTCATCAGAATAAGAATTTCTCAACTCTAAAAAATACGAAAATACGTCTTTTTTATCCATGCTCAATTGTTGACATATATTTTGTATAAAAGTATTGTTGTTGTATTCTGTGCTATATTTGGTCAAAACCTTAGTGAAACGTATATCCGTTGGATTATATTTTGGTTTTTTTGTAAACGTTTCGTGATAAAGTTTGTTGGTATGGAACGTTTTTATAAGAGAACTTATTTCGTTAAATTGCCAAATTTGTTTTTGAAACGTGATACGGTCTATGTAGTCCGCAAAACATATGAGATTTAACGCCTTTTGATAAAATGGAAATGCCTTTTCAGGTGGTAACTTACTAAGAGGGTCCACAATATTTTCGTGCCATAACAACCCCACAATAGTTCGGTCCGTTTCATTTATAGTATGAATATGGTTCTCCATAGTTATTTTATTGTTTATTATTCTTTTTGTAATTTGTTTTGTATCTTCATTATACGATTTTTTTTTGAAAACTTTTGATATGATTTGATCGTTGAACTTTATATTATTTTCCTTATATAAATCTAATAATGCGGAAAATTTCCTCAAATCATTATTTATATACTCTTTTATATTGGATATAAAAGATGTATTAATGATTGGCATACTCGCTTTTATTAACTGTGTCATTTCTACATCTGTAGGTGGTTTTAATTCTACACTCGTACACACTTTCATTAACTCCTTTATTTTTTTGTCCATATGATAATTTCCAATACAAACGATTGGATTACACGTTGAATCTTCTAATTTTTGTTTTTTGGTCTTTTTTGGTCGGATTAACTTAATTAATGCATTTATTCCGCCTTTGTCTCCGTTATTCATACCATCGATCTCATCCATCAAGATTGCAATTGGTTTTACTTTTGATGTAAACATACTTAGTACATTTCTATCCGACATATTCTGCAAGGTGATATTTTCTATGATGCTTTTATTTCTAATATCTCCAGCGTCGTATTTTATAATATCATACCCTAATTCTTCCAATACATTTATGGTAAATAACGTTTTTCCTGTTCCTGGTGCGCCATATATGTATATACCACGCTTTTGAAGCGTATCTGTTTTGTTCGATTGAAAATCATCAAGTGCTTTTTTTATTTTTTGAACGCAACTTTCTCTATTTAATATTTGATTAAAATTTATTTGTTCCATAAAGGGTGTTCTATGATGTGGATTTGTTTTTTTATGCCTTTTTAAACCTATAACTACAAAAAAATGACGGGTCTCTCATTTATTTACGACATTCTATAAATATAAACTTGTTTTTTTCGTATTATAATATTATAATGTCAAAAAGTCAGTCGACTTTTAGTGCTGGCAACGCAGGAGCATCCACATTTATTAACTTAAACGGAAATCTGGGCGGTGGTAATAAAAAACAAGGTCTTCCTCCGTCGATAGGTCGCATATCTGATCTTGAATACGGTAGAAGTTATGGGGCGGAAAGAAATGTAGTATTTAATATAAATCAAATAGGTGGTGTAGGTAGAGGAAAAAGCACGTTTCAATCAAATGCAGATGGAACCCCCCTCCCTGGATTTTTTACTGGTACATAGTTTGCACCATACCTAACAATATTATATTATTTAGATTAGTATACTCTAATGTTCTAAATAATATTTATCAATACTTTCTAGTTTGTCTACGTTTTCTCCTTTTATTTTTATTACTACGTTTTGGTCTCTTATTAGATTTACGTCTTTTTTTTGAACTGCGTCGTCTTCTGCCACCTGTCCCTGCAGCTGCGCGTTCTTCATCACCTCTTGTTAAATAATGATCTAAAAGATTCATATCTATTCCTGGGGGTCCTCGTCGGACAATATGGGGCAGACAAACGAGCTTCATGTGTACTAGGGGCAGGAGTAGTAGTGGCCACAGGAGGGACATAAAGTGGACCGCTCAGTGTAGTGGAGAATCTATCATATACCATCGTAGGATTTAATTCATCAAACAGTTGTCCGTTACTTCTTAAACCTGGTCTTCTACCCTTTTCTAGAATGGTCCTTACTGTATCTCTAAATCCTAATATTTCATAATAATCCCGTCCACGATCAAACAAACCTTATTTTGGTTCCGTCATACCTGACCAAGGATTATCTATTATGGTGTTTTTTTTACGAATTAATTCTTCTTGTGACAATGGTTCTCCTTGCAGTAGTCTTTGAGGCGGAGGTGGTACCATTATATATATAATATTCTATCTTCTATCTTCTTCTAGTTTGTTTACGTCTTTTATTCGCGTTTTTATTAGTTAGTATTGGTCTCTTATTAGGTTTAATATATTTACGTTTGCTTTGCTTACGTTTGCTTTGCTTACGTTTGCTTTGCTTATTTCTTTTTGTCTTGCTGCGTCTTCCACCAGAACTCCCTTGATTATCATTATCATCGTCATCTCGTCGTCTCTCTTCTTCTCTTTGTCGTTGTGCAACCAGATCTAGTGTCGCCTGTATATCCTCTTCTCTTTGTCGCTGTCTAATATCATTATCATCGTCATCGTCATCGAGCGGATGGGCTAGCAAAGGATGACGACGACTATCATCACTATCGGAACCATCATTATAATAGTCATCCATAATACCTCCTCTTCCGATACTATCATCATCTCCATCGGATGCATCTTCTCCTGGAAGATATCCAGCAGCTGCTAAACTTTCTTGTATCTGCCGTTCTACTTCATCGTCTGCTGCAGCAGCAATTTGTCTTCCCTCTAAAGAGGACCCCTCCGAAAGTAAACGTCCTAAAATGCTAACATTATTAGGAGGTCCGTTATCTGCTAAATTAGATAGTCGCTCCTGTGGCGGTCTAGAGTGGACATCGTATCGTACTTCGGGATTGTCTATATCATATAGTTCACCACCTGGATGATTATTTCTGAATCCAGGTGTACATCCATTCTCAAGAATATTTCTTACCTGTCTTCTGAAATTTGCCAATCGGTAAAACATAGGACTGTTTGGTGGAAATTGGTCTGCTTTAACTTCTGTTGAACCTGAATATGGATTATGTATAATGATATCTCTTTTTTTTTCCTCTTCAGTTAACAACGGGGCAACCATATTATTATATAATACGCATATAAAAATATTATCTTCTCTGCTTACGTTTGCTCTGCTTACGTTTGCTCTGCTTACGTTTGCTCTGCTTACGTTTGCTCTGCTTACGTTTGCTCTGCTTACGTTTGCTTTGCTTATTATTTAAACGCGCTCGTTTAGACCGCTTATACCTTCTTCTACCACCAGCATATCTCCACCGGCTATTTGCGCTAAGAAGCGCCCAAGGAGGAATATTTTGCACCTGTACATCGACATACGGATTCGCTTCTTTAAATGATATAGCATCATCAGTAAACATAATCAATTCATTAAAATCGAGCGGGTGGTGGTCATCTTTGAAAAAAGGAATGCTATTTGGATTTGCTCGTCTAAAACCATTCACATCAAATACTCCTTGATTAATACTGTCTGCAACGGTTTGTTTTATTTGTCTCTTTTCATCATTTGTCATTCTTTCTAGGTGTTGTAGAGGAAACGCTACAGACATTATACAATATATGTATATAATAATTCTAAGAAGGCGATGTTGCATTAGAAGAACACGCATTAGCATTATTCGTTACACCATCCCAAGTAAGATTGCATTTTTTTGCCCACTGACTTTTTCTACAAAGTCCATCGGTGCCCGTCCAAAAAGAACCTGAAAAGTCCATCGTAGTAGCACAACTTGAATCGCCTAAATTCGATTGGCTATTTACACAATTGGACGCATCACCATCGGACATATCTTTCCAATAATCAGGACAATCTGAAACTACCGGTGGATATTGTTTGTTATACTTGCTGCTATAGAGAGAATATCCTATAAATACTAAACAAATGATTAATATAACAATCGCTATTGTCATTGTTATTTGCTGAAAACTGGCCATCTTATATATGTTATATACCTATAATTTTTTCTATCAACTAATTATAATGACTAGTAAAGAACCAAACGGTAGAGTCAATATTATGACTCCTAATACTAACGTGCTATTTTCTATGCAAGACAAAATACCAACGAAGGCTGTCGGGACTGAATTTAGAGATGCTATGACAGGAAACTGGTATAATACAAGTTTATCTGATGGGTTTTTCTCTTCCGCGAATATTCAAGCACTTCAAAATGGATTACGCGCAGGAGTATATAAAAGATCAAACGGACAATACTTAATCAGCGAACAAAACCCAGACGAATTAAAAATAATAATGAGAGGCATCTTCTTGCAAAATTCAAAAAATTTACCTACTAACATTCCATGCCAGATAGCGGACTTAAATAATTTAGTATTAAGTTATGCGGTAGGTCAAGTATACGGAGAAGCAGAAGGGTATATGAAGTACCAATATGACGCAAGTAATATGTATGAACCTATATCTAGACCAGTTCTATCCTATTCTAATGATAAACAACTGGAATTAAAAAAATGGTTTTAATTGTATACAAATGTTAATAATTAATAGTAGAATATTATTATTTATTTACTTTTAATTTTTTAGGTTTTTTCTTTTGAGGTACATCACTCATAGTGAGCTCACGATGTTGTTTGTACTTATTATAGGCAATTTGCAATTCATCCAGTTCGCGAAACCACATTTCTGTTTCTGTAGTGGTATTAAGGGTAGCCAACTCATCTGTTTTCTTATTTTTTTCAGTCAATAATTTACTCACGTTTTCTTCTGTTACAGAGTTCATAGGCAGTTTCACTAAATATCCATAGGTATCATCCTCTTCTAGCTTATCATATCCGCGTTCATCTAACACTTCTACTACTTTAGCATTCGTTTTACCTCGCAAGTCGACTATACCCGATAACGTTTCTGTAATGAATTTAGCTTTATTGGTTAGTCGAATGGCTTGTGTTTCTAACTCTTTCAACAAATAATTTTTCCTTTCTACATATACTCTCTTTCTTACACTAATATAGTAATCCATAATATCTTGCGGGGTATCGAACTTCCTCAATTTCTCCGTTTCGTCAAACATATGCATATTAGTGATGGTTTGTGTTGTGTACAGTCTCAATAGTTTTTCCAGTCCATTACACGTATTCTCTTCGGTCTTAGACAATAACATTTGAATGTCTGATGCACGATTGAACGTGATGACAATATCTATTAATTTGTCGGTGCACATATCCACATACTGATTAATCATTCCATCACTTTTTTTCTTACCACCATTCTCTATCATTAATTTTTCTAAAAACTCTTTATAATCATCGGTCCACGTCCCTACAGGCAATTCTGTAATATGGACTGTATTGGATTGAACTGTGTATTTGCCTTTAATAATATATTTTTGTGGTGCTATCTGTTCGATAGCACCTTTAAATCCTTCATAATAAGGGTCAAGTGTAATATGTGTTGCGTCTTCTCCTCGTAGTATACATTTAATGTATTCTATAATTTGTGTTGGATTGAATGAAGGAATATCCGTACTAAAACCGGTACCAATACCTTTTGAACCATTCACCAATAACATCGGTATAATGGGCGCATACCAATCTGGTTCAACCATCGTGCCATCGTCGTCTAAATAATTCAACACATAATCGTCCGCAGGATTAAATAGAATACGCGTAATAGGATTAAGAACTGTGTATATATACCTTTCACTTGCAGAATCAGAACCACCTTGTAATCGAGTACCGAATTGGCCGTTCGGCAAAAGCAAATTGATATTGTTTGAACCTACATAGTCTTGAGCCATACCGACAATAGCTCCGTTCAAACTTGCTTCACCGTGATGATAAGAACCGTGTTCTGATACGTATCCTGAAAATTGTGCGACTTTAATCTCACTTGTTAAATTTCTCTTGAATGTAGCATACAAAATCTTTCTCAAACTGGTTTTCAAACCATCCATAATATTTGGGATTGACCTTTCACAGTCATACTTTGAGAAATGGACCATTTCTTTTCCAATAAATTCTTTGTATGGCACCGTTACAAGAGACGTATCCATGAAATCATCTCTGTTATATTGTTCCAACCAAGTTTTTCGGTCAGGAGCTCTCTTCTTGTTAAATACCATATCAATCGCGTCGCAACAATCCTCGCCAGTACAAGTAAACATTACTATTTTTTGATGTTCAAAATATTCTTTGAACTCTTTGGCTGTAGAAGTGCCAAGACCCTTGTAATATTTTATTTTCCATCCTTTAGAATCGTTTTCCTCTTTCCACACATCATATTCTCCTTCGTTGTAAAACATCAATTCTGTAGTTCCACGTTTTGCTTTTAAAATTGGAGTGTTCATAAATCCAATAAAATTCGGCATCACGATAAGAGACCTCCATTCTGTGTCAAACATATTAATACATAATCCCTTGATGTGGGTTCCATCCAGGTCTTGATCCGTAATAAACAACACCCTTCCATATCTTAATTTATTTTTATTTTCTTCTGTGTATGTTTTTCCTGTTTCAAGACCTAAAATTTGTTTGATTTCACTAATTTCTTTATTGTCTCCAACACTTTTACTAGAAGCACCACGAATATTCATCAACTTACCTTTCAAAGGATATACGCCGTACGTTCGTCTATCTTCTTTTGATAGACCAGAAACCACACCAGCTTTTGCTGAATCTCCCTCTACAAGGAGAAGAGTACATTCAGTACTTTTAATAGTACCTGCATCGTTGGCATCTACTAATTTCGGAATACCCCTGATATTTTTTGTTTTGGTTCCATCCGTTTTTTTTGCAGCTTTTGTTTCTTTTACTTCAGTCAGAGAACACGCTGCGTCCATTACGCCCATCCGTGCAACCTTCTCTATAAACTTATCACTTACCTCACACGCAGAACCAAATTTTGACGTTGGAGTAGTCATATAATCTTTTGTTTGCGAATCAAACGTAGGATTTTCAATATCGCACCTCAAAAACAACATCAGTTGTTCTTTAATCGTACTTGGTTTTACCTCTATTTTTTTCTTTTTACTAATGTATGCTGTTAATTTTCTAATAATTTGATTTAATACATATTCCACGTGTTTTCCACCTTTGGACGTGAATATTCCATTCACAAAAGACACTTGTGTAAATTCTTCTTTTTGTGCCATACAAACGGTATATTCCCATCTTTCGTTGGATTCTTCATAGATGCGTGTAGTGTCCGTCTTATTTCCAATATACAAATCAACATATTGTTGAAATTGTTTGACTGGAAGTAACTGTTTGTTTAAGTACACCTTCACTTGTTTATTTGTAATGGCTGCAATATCATAAACTCTCCTTTTAAACAACGATTTCATATCATCACTCAGACCAGTTATACCTAACCTTTTGAAGTCAGGTTTGAAACTAATTGTAGTGTATGGTTTGGTGCTACATTTTGTAATCGTTGGTTTACCAATCTTGGTAAGATTATCTGAAAATTCTTGAACGTATTTTAGTTTTCGTACATGGTCTACCGTTTCGATCTTACCCCAGGTAGACCAAATAAGAACCAGTTTAAACCCAAATCCGTTTTTCCCACCTACAATTTTTTTTTCACTTTTGTCGTAATTTGTTGATGTCCGAAGATGACCGAACACTAATTCAGGAATCCAAATTTGATGTTCCGGGTGCATCTCCACATCAATACCGTTTCCGTCATTCGTCATAGTAATCGTGTCGTCATCTGAAATCGTAAAACTAATATTGGTTACTGGAAGAGCATTAACTAGTTGATTTTGAATTGCTTGCTGTTGTCTAACTTGGTGGTCCCGACAATTCACCACACCTTCGTCAAATAATTTATATAACCCTGGAATAATATTTAGCTCTTTTGCGATGATGGTATTGGTTGCGTCATCAAATATATAAGACTGATAGTCGGTGCATTCCATAGAACCGGTGTATGTATCTGGATTGTCCAGAACATGTTGCCTGTCAGATTTTTTCTGGTATTTGTTTGCGAGGTCGGACATATTGATAGATATAATTTATAATTACCTTTATTTCGTATTTCAATTTTGTATAAAATATACTTATTATATAAATGTCGTACAATTCTAATAAAAATAAATATAAATGCCCATGTAATAATACTACCGATGGTACTACCAAAAATGCCAATTTTTTTAATGGCACTACAAATATGCCTACTTTTTTAATAACAGACCCATTTTTGTATGCCACATTAGTAAGAACCGCACACTATCAAAATGCTGGTAAAACTCGGTTTATAAACAAGTCTCTGCAGATAAATGCGTTTGGTAAATGGGAAGGTGCGCCTGGTGGTTCAGGAAGTCCTCCAAAAAACCAGTTTTAGACATTTATTTTCTAATTATACTGTATAATGGGTAAAAGACTACAAAAACAATCAGATGGTATGTATCACGCAAACGGAAACAAATTTGAAGAATTGATTGGAACTAGGGCCAAGGTTTTTCACGGCACCGCATACAAAACTACTGGTGGGTTAACTAAAAAGGATCTAGACCAAAATAAAAAAACGGGACGAATTGTTTCTAAAAGAAAAGCTGCAGAGGCGCGAAAAACACGCCGTTTAGAAAAAGCAGGGTACAAACCGGTGAAAGGTAAATTTACTATTATGTGTAAACATACAAACTCTTCTAAAAAAAAATCTCGTAAATCGCGTCGTAAATAATCGCGTCGTAAATAATATATTTAGTGATAATTCGAAAATATATTATGTGGAAGATGTGGTTCATAGCGCCGGATGCGAATCATAAAACGGTCGCGTCCTCCACGATGTATGTAATCAGTCCATTGTACTGTAGACGTAATATCTATATTGAGCATCGAAATATACATATGCCTCATATATTCTTGATTGAATCCATACATAGGTACCATTACACAATAATAATTAACATCATTTTCCAATACGCTGTTATCATAAATGGTTTCTAGATACATAATAGGCTCTATGTAACTATCATCGCGATTTATCCGAAACAGAATTCGGTCATACACCGGACCAAGCCAAGAAGATACCTGAACTGCATCCCAATCTTCTGGAAATCCGGCCTGACGTTTAAGCCACGTAAACGTTTCTGTATTCAAACACTCGATGAAAGGCAATATCTGTTCTGGATGAGGGTGATTGTTAATCATCTCGTAGTAATCGTTATTCTGATTTGTCATTATAGTTATTCGTATCTTATGTATCTGTATAATAATATACACATTATGAATTCAATTTTATTAACATTTAGTATCAATAGTCTCTCCAATTAACTCTCTTGCTATTTTTTCAAAACACTGTTTACTCATAGTGGGCGCGTTGGCTTTCCATGATACATACACCGAATATGCATCGTATAAAGAAAGTGGTAGACCATCTTGTTCTCTAGTATGCATAAGCATCTCTACTTCTACTTTTTTATCCCATAAATCACACGAAATATTATGGATATATTTTTCTTGATCGATACATAGTTCGCCGGATACATGATATTTTAACAGGTCTATAATAAATTCTGGTGTAACTACCGTATACGATTTAAAATTTGGATAGGACAAATGAAAGAGAGAAATGACCTCATCAATTTCAAGTTCGTGGGCATTATAATCTTCTTTCATATGGCTATCCCAAAAACTACAAAAAGAAGACACGACAGGTAAATATCGACTGGTTACTCCTATATAACAGTCTGACGTATTGTCATAACTAACATCTGTTTTTAGCATTTCACTTGCAAAAACATCATTAAATATTATATTAGGTACATTATGTTCATCAAAGTATTTTTTCAAAATAAATATCATATTTTTATTTGTAACTATAGCGGTAGATGAGTTGTGAAGGGCATGATGTTTAAACTTTGCAACTAATGTTTCTGCTGTCAAATGTTTCACAAAAAATATGTTGTCTTGCATAGATTTATCGTTACACGTATTTGCAAATACATCCGCACTAACATACCTACGCGAATAATGAGTAGCTACACACAATAAATCTAACATATTGGCATTATCAAAACGAGCTGACGTTCTCATATCACAATGAAAAAAACGGGTATCTGCATATTCGTGTCCGTAATATTTCAATTTGAAATTGGAAAGTATATTTGAAATACCAAAGAAATTATAGTATGTGCTTTCTATCTCTCGCATTAAACCTTTCAATCCACTTGGTACAATGTATGTATTCTCCTTATTGCCGCGAATACAATCCCCCGCCGCTACTAAAAAATGTTTCGCTGAATTTTTAGTTAACATAAACTTCGGCGTAAGTTTTTTTAAAACATCTTGTATTGTAATAGAATCTGGAATGGCAGAGAGAGGAGACGTATCTTTCAACATTTTAATAATAATATTTTTCAGTTTATGTTTCCACGCGTGCAACTCACTTTTTTTAGTTAACGTAGTTAATATTTGATGTTGTACGTCATCCTCACTGACTTGTTTGAAATGAAGACCATCATATTTTACAAATAATTCTTGTTTACTACAATAATAATAGTTATTTTCCGCATGAAACTCTTCTATAAATTTGTCACCTGTTACAGAGAGATTTTGTTTCCTTTTATTTCGCTCTTCATGCGTCACATGTGCTGTGGAGAGATAGCTAGGGAGATGATTTAATATATACGTTCTAAGTCTATTCATAATATATTCATCATCTTGATATTGTCTCATAAGTTCATCTATTTTTGTGTGCAATTCGGTCATATTATAATACTCCACCTATTATGTTTAAATTAGTTTTATTTTCTTTATGATTTAGTTTTATGATTATTATTTCAATTTTAAATAATAATCATAAAAATAATAATCGACATACAATGGAAATAAATGTGGAATTAACAAAACGTATTCGTATTGATTATGATGTTACAGAACAAATGGTATTGAAAAAATCAAAAAATATAGTTCTTCTGGAAATAGATAATAAAAAATTAAAGGGTGAATCTATTATTTATGATAATCAAGAAGAATGTTCTTTATCAATTGTATCTAATTTACATAACAAAAAACTTATCAATATTATGATTGTAGCATTAACACAATCTGGTAAAACTGGAACTATGAGTGGATTAATTAAAATTTACCTAAATGATACGACAAATCTTATACCTATTAAAAATATATATATTATTACTGGATTAAGTAGTCGTGAATGGGTAGAACAAACAATAAACCGAATGCCTAAGTCAATACAAGAACGCGTATTTCATCGTGATAATATTAAGAATAAAAAAAATGTTTTGGTTATTATTGATGAAATCCAGATTGCTGCCAAAGAAAATCAAACATTATATAAAGCATTTAGTGAAGCAGGATTTTATAATAAACAAAACTTACTAAAAAACGATATTAAAATTATTGAGTTTACAGCAACACCTGATGGAACTATTTATGACTTGATGAATTGGGGTGAGAATGCTTTAAAAATTAAAATGGAACCAGGACAAGGATACACAAGTTGTTTTGACTTAAAAATCAAGGACGTATTTTTCAATATAAGGATTTATGTGGATGTGATAAAAAACTGGTGAAGTAAATAAAGAAATGATTTCAAACAATATTATTGAATTAAAAACACAAATTAATAAATATGAAGAATCATTATATCATATTATACGAACACAGAACGGATATATGTCTGATACAGTAATTGAAAATTTAAAAGAATTTATAAGTGAAGATATACATTATCATACATATGATAAAGAAAGTGATATTAAAGATATCAATAAAATTTTAATGATTAAACCAAAGAAACATACGTTTATATTTATCAAAGAAAAACTACGATGTGCTAAAACATTAAATAAAAAATATTTAGGTATTGTTTATGAACGTTTTACAAAATCACCAGATGATGCAGTTGTAATACAAGGTCTAATTGGACGTGGGACCGGTTATGATGATAATGGTAAAAGCATATATTTCACAAATATTAATAGTATTGAAAAATATGAAAAATTATGGAATTCAAATTTTGAAGATAAAACTATCAAATGATAAATCAACTTTACAATTTTGGATAATTCACTATTAAACAATTTTAAGTAAAACTAAACAAATTATATCAATAAATGAAGAAGACCACACATATTCTGTCGTGGTAAGAAATTTCTTCATAATAGTTAAACGACTATTAGACCCATAGTTATAAATACCGAAAGAAAGTAATATGCTGATATTTTGTTTATTTTTACAAACATTTTGTCTCATTTTTCTTTTGGCGGCCGGCGTAATATTATAAAAATTATAGTATGGAATTAAAAATTAGACTTAAAAATGATGAAGTTATTCGTTGTATTATATAAAGTCTACGTTTGAAATGTTAAAAGGTGCAATAAAAATAAATCATATATTTGAAAGTATTACTATACATAAATTAAACTACACAAAAGAAGTCTTCAATTGTAGAATTACCCTTGCGTTTGTTTATTATTCTTATTAAATAATCGTCAAACAATAATGATTTTACCTCTTTGTTTCTTAAGATGTCAACTTTTTTTTCATATACCTCTTCATCTGGAAATTTCATTTTTAAATCCTCTAGCTGTTTGTACCAACTTCTTAGGGTAATACCCTTTGCTTTCTTGAAACTTTTCATTTTCTCTAATACTAGCGCAAATACCTGTTGGACCGGTTTCATAATCTGATTCGTAATATAATGTGCGTAATCCATTTCTAATCCTTGTTCTTCAATATATAAGGGATTGTCTATTCTATCTCCTTGAAGAGCCTTTTTATTGTCATTTTTGAAATAAACAAAGGGTATCCTATCACCAACACTAGGTTTATTGCCTGGGTCCCTTCTACCAATTCTATCTGCAAGAACTTTGTGGGCTATCTGTTTCGGATTTTTGTAACTACCACGCAGAGACTTTGTGATGATTAATTTAGATATTGGTACTTCTCCTTCTACAAGACTTTTAATATTTTTTTGTAAAAATTCAGAAGCTTTTTCAATATCTTTGTCTTTCATTAAAATGTCTATGATTCCACCATATATTTCTTTTACAATCGGTGCGTTGTCTCTACGTTTTAGTACAATACCCATAGATTTACGTTTACACTCATCTGGATTATCTTCATACAACATTCCTACATATCTTTTTTTAGAAAGCAGACAAAAGGGGAGAAATGTTTTTTCATATTCAAGATCGTGTGGATTTTTTAAAAACATGCTTGCTAGATTTCCGGCTTGTTTTGCTAATTCAATCGTTATTTCAAGTGCCTTTTTATGTTTAATCGGTGTTCCATCTAATTCTTTTAAGTTAAACTTGAAGAATACCGAATCTGTATCCCCATATACATATTCCGCATTCGTCATTACATCGCCATATTGTTTTGTAGGAACCACTCTATTGTGATACCCTTCTTCAATTACACGTTGCGCAAATAACAATAGCTTACGACCCGTAGAAGTAGTAGATGCAGCGACGTCTTTCTCGTAAAATGTGCTTGTTTTTGCACCGGTTTGACCGTAGATTGAATTTGCGGTAAGTTTGATAGACAACTGCCTTTTATCTAGAACGTTTTTCATAAAGTCATCGGTTTGCAAAGGAATCTGTTTTCTGGTATACTTTCTAGCAGCTAAACATTCTTTTAAAATAGCTGGTAAAATCCCTAATTCATCGTTTGGAAATTGCGCGTACCTACACGTTTTATAACCCACTTTCACCTTTTCCATAGCAGATTTTGGATTATTGTTTTTACGACGCCATTGATATGTATCATACGTAATGTTAACATATTTATACCCATCTAGATTATCGTACATAAAATTGCCTTCTTCATCTTGAACGCCGTGTGTTTCTAGTAGCTCATCCTTCAAATTGTATTCTTTCGTCCAGACTTTACTGTCTGGTGAAATATTTTCACTAATCATAGAAGACGGATACAAAGAACTATAATCTACACACGCTACAGGGTCATCTAGATATAAATCACGCTTAGGTGGTAATACAATTGCTCCTTCATAACTATCATTACTATTCCCCTTATCCAACACCGGCATAAGGGTTCCTTTTTCACGACATTTTTTTGCAATATAACTAGTCAACTTGATTCCTTGTCCACGCAATACTAAAAACTCCATAGGTACACTACATAAACTCGCCATTTCAATAAATCCAGTAATTACATCTATTTTATTCATTAAATAATGCACTAGGTTACAATCTTGAATACAATATTTCGCAATTTTATAACGTTCATTTGCACCTTCGTTGGTCATACGAAATATGTCTTGAGGGGTTACATCGTCTTTGGCAAGACCCCAACGTACCTTTTTATTCATATTTGGTGTTTCTACACCATTTATCAAAAATGAGTTTGTTGATATGTCTATCTCTAATACTTTACATTTTAGTCCATCTTTATAAGCATCTACCGTATGAGACTGCTCCTCAAAACTAATATAAGACCCTACTTCTAGTCCAGACAAATTTTTACTAATTACCTTCGTATTACCATTTTCGCGTGTAATGGACTTCACATAATCGCCTATAAAATATCCCGATACATAGTCCAGCTTGTAACTGGTTAAATTATAATCGCGTCGAAAGAAATTATACATATCGATGTTGAGACGTCCATTCATTTTAATGTATTTAAGGTCATGTTGACCGGATGCAATCACAATAGTATTTTCTTCTATATTAGTCTTTCCTGTTTTCCAATCTTTCTTCCAACATATCTCATTCGCATTTCTTGATAATTTTAAGAATTCCGGTGTAATACCTAATTCTTTACTTCGCGCGTACATAAATGGATAATCAAATCCGAAAATATTATAGCCTGTAACGATGTCAGGGTCTTCTTTTGTAATTAGTTGCGTCCATGCTAACATCGCTTCTTTCTCTGTTGCATATGTATCTATTACTGCATTTTTCACTTCTTTTAAATCGTTACACGTGCCTACTACAATACAGTGATTCAAATAAGGTTCGGTATCTCCGTATTTCCAGAATGTGGTTCCAATAAAAGTAACTTCATCTCCTCTAAGTGGAGGAAACATACACGTTAAAGTATTGGTAATGGTGTTTATCTTTGTATCACGGTCATATGTATCACTACTAAGTAATTCCGTTATCTTCACTCCATGCACTATTTTTTTTTGTTTTTTCCTATTATATATATTTTCTTCGACTGGGTTATCTTGCAATAAAGGTTCATTCTCAAGGCCTTCTTCTTCGTCACTTTCATCCGTAAAATATTCATTATCGTCAAGATTGGTATCATCTTTTTGTAATATCGTACTATGTAACTTATCTATTAATCCATCTAGTGTTTTTTTTGTAGGAGGTTTCATAGGATACACCATATTTACGTTGAATACTGGGTCAAATGCAAATCCGAATGCTGTTTTTATAATATTATCTATTTTATGTGCGGTACTATCTTCATAGTCGTTCCATACATCTACCATATCTTGGGCTAATTTTTTATAATTTTTTTTAGCAAGAGGGAAATCACCGTGACTACTGGATGCTTCAATATCAAAACTAGCAATCTTATATGGAACTCGCGTTTCATTTTCTTGGTCGCACATAATCCTTTGATAATCGATGGTTATTTCGTATTTGCATGATGTAGATTCATTAGAGGTGACAATTGCTTGTTTCAACGGTATACTGATCCATCCAGATGGTTTGATATTTTTTATATGAAATAATCTCAACAACGGTGGTATTTGTGCTTCGTATAATTCTGTATCAAATCCACAACATTTAAACGTTGTAATATATCGTTCTTCTGTTTTGTATTTATACCACAGGTTTTTAAATTTACGCATCGCCTGCTGATTTACAAAATCAATCCTTACAAATTTACACTGTTTACCAGCATTAAACCCGTATAATTTTTTTCGTTTAATAAGGGTAGTTTTCACAATCGTATTATCAAAGTACTTTGATTTTACACGTTTATACATTTCCGTAACCAATTTTTGCTTGTGTTGGACGTTCCAATCATCCGATACTCTTACATAAAAGAATGGTGTAAATCCTGTAACTAATACAGAACAAGATTCACCTGTAGTATTTAAACCAAACATTTGAACCATATAAGGTCGTTCAGTACAAGGAAGAAACTCGCCGGTATTATCTTCATAATCATAATCGTTGAACGTGAGTAATTTTATCTTTTGAACGGTCATACCACTCTGTATACCAATAGTACTGTAATAATATCTAATTCAATTTTCTATTATTACATATTTGTTATTACCATATTATTTGTTTATTTGTGAGCTATGATATGATGTATATGCTGTTAATATTGTGATTAGGGTGACCATGATAATTATAGTAGCATCTATCTTATCATTATATAAAAAATATCCCCCAAATATTGGTATAATTACATTAAGGTTGATAACCGCTGCAGCTACCCCACCCCCTTCAGATAACGCCGTAAGATTTAAAAACATATATGTAATCATTATTGCGGCTGGCACAAAAATCCTCCAAGTGCCTGTTTTTACCACCGATAATGCTTTTCCCATAGATTTGTCTTGCGTAGTGTATAAATATATAAACACACCAAAAGCAAATATACCAGCGGTTATTAAAATCATCATCATGAGTGCTAATTTTGCGGTTAGGTCTGATTTGAATATTTTCCCATTTCCTTCTAATATTGTATTATATATACCGATTAAACACGCACTGAATGTTGCTATTACTTGCCATTGCATTAATATAATAGTATATATTATTATATATACTATTATATAGATTTTATTTTGGTATTTCTTTTCCAAACATTCCCGTCACCAAACGTTACCTCTTTGGTTGTTATATATGCATCGAGATTTTTTGGTCCTCCTTTTGGAGAAAAATCTATCGTTGCGTTGCCTCGGTCATCTACTACCACTTTCACATTCCATACTTTGCCTTTTTTTGTATCTCTCCCAGTTACAAAAACAACACCATTCTCCGCAATTATAACCTTTCGTGGTAAACCATTGTGATTAGGGTCACCATAAAATCCCACTTTTGATGGCTGTGAATATTGTTTTTCTAATTTTGAAACAAATTGTGTATTATCATAAAAACTAGTTACTTTAAATGATGGAAACATTTTTTGTATTTTTGCTATGTCAATATTTAAACTATCTACTTCTAAATAATCTAATGCATAAGGTAAATTTATATATAACTGGTACAGACCGTCTTCCCTCATTGTCACGATATATTTTTCATCAATAGATAATACATTTATAATTATATTTGTTAAATCAGGAACATACATTCCTATATGATTTTCAAATAACTGGCTTTCCTGTGGATTGTTAATATTTTCTTCCTCAACCATAGTTCTCAATAATCTAGTATGTTTAAGATTAAACGGTTCCACAAAATGCAATTCTGCTCTTAACCCGTGTTTAAATCGCATCCATTTAATATTGCGTTTGACAACTCTGTATCTGGCGGACTTTCTATATCCCCCAACGCATTTCCAAAAATTTTTTTAAGTGTAATACAACATTCTAATGGTTTATAAGATAATATTGTTACTTTATGTATACTATAAGGTAACATACTATCCCCGGCATATATGTGTTTTTTTGTTTTGTTATTTTTAAGTTTATGTCTTTTTGTCTTCATATACATATTCCATTAGATTTTTTTCATCTTAAAATATGATTTATCTAACATCTTCTCCTTATATAATCGTGCAGATAGCTTGTGTAGTTCTTTTTCATTCTCATTCAACAACTGTTCTACCCGCTCATAACAAAACATAATAATTTCCTCCACTTCTTTTTCTATTTCTCTCTTGGAGTAATTTGTCTATTGAAACTACTACAAAAAGGAAGCAAAGATACATTACCTGAATCTCATTATAAATTATAAATTATAAATTATAATTAAATTATCTTTATAACATATGTTTAAACATACATTATATAAACATTTACGCGCGTTATGTTTATTTATGATTTTTAAATAAAAATTCTTCCGTATTTTGCCATTTTTTGCCATTTTTTGAATATATCTCATGGTCAAATATTAACATACGTTCATTTATAAATGGATATATGTAAATATTTTGGTTAGTATTATTTAAGAATGAATTTATATAATTCCCACTACCAATTTCAAATACTTTCGTACGTCCAAAAGCATTTTTGTTTTGTTGTAAATCTTTTGTAATTTTTTTTAGAACGGATTTTATAAAATTGCTATTTTTATGTAAAGCAACTATATTTCCATTTCTAACCTTATAACTAAACTTCGGTGTTGGATGTTCTTCACCAATTAATTCTATGTCATTCGATACTGGCTTTAAATAATCAATCATTTTTTTGGTTGACATACATTTTAAATCATGATATATTCCTCCATATGTATATAATATAACTAATCTTCCAATATCTGCTAACAACGCGGGATAATTACAATTAAGTTCTAAAAATAATTTACACAAAGTATCATCATATTTCTCTAATAAATTGACAATATCTTTGTATCCATAATATTTTATAATTTCGCCATTAGTATAATTTTGTGTATGTTTTTTTTGAATTTCAATTAAAATGTTATTTTCATTAATATTGCAAAATATGTCATTTGGATCAATAAAAATATAATGTCTTAATAATATTATATTATCGGACATATATATATAAATAAATATACTTATATTCGATTCATCATAAAAAATACTGTTCCTATCAACGGATCAATCGTAAGAGGAACCACCGCCAATTTGTCTTTACGAAGCAACATTACACCTCCTGCAAGCAATAGCGATGCATGTACTATTCTCCAAGGCGCCCACCACGTTTCGCCACCACCTTCGCCTGCTTTCAGACGTGAATTCGTAAAATACAATACGCTAAAAGAGACAGCCTGTAAAATAAATATTAACCCATATACAGGTAGCCATTTAACCGGCAATTCTAAAGGTAAATAAGCCAGATACAAACGTGTAGGTATGCATACTGATAAAAATAACAACGCTCTCATATGAGAGTTGAAAATTATTTTCATAATATATAATAGTATTATTAAAATAATCTTATTTTCGTTTGCTGCGACGTATACGTTTATTACGGTGAGCGCGTCGCGATTTCTTTTTATATGATTTTTTTCTTCTGGTATTTTTACGTTTGCCTCCATACTTTGTGCTAGAAGATTGTCTTAATCCATTCAAAGCGAAATCAGCAATATCTCTTGTTTTTCTTGCACCGTCGTATTCTGTAATATTATCTCCATCAATGAAATAAATCGTTGGAACTCCCTTACCTTTTACATCCATACCACTTTTGTGTTTCAATCTATCGGCAATACCTACATGGGCATCTACTACAGCAATATTAGTATCTTTTAGTAATTTATCGTGTTGCAAAGCATCCCATTGGGGTTCCATATCTATACAATGTCCACAATTTGGTGAATGATACCGCAAAAGCGTTTTAGAAGAGGATAATAATCTATCACATTCATCCTCTTGACCGACCTTTAATTTAGCAAACAACATGCTATTATAATACACGTTAGATAATATAGTGGTTAAAGTATTTTCTAGTTTAACTATATATGAACGCAAAACTAATATTTATATTTTTTGTATTTATATTAGGCCTTTATTATTGTAGTTGTCCTACGCCTACCAAAATAGAAGGATTTAATGATACCGTTCCATATCGTTGTCCTAACATGTTAATTCAAAAAGGTAAAGAGTTTTATCTCTACAACTCTGAAATTGCTAAAGTACCTGGTGTAAATCCAGTTACATTCAATAATTTAGAAGACTATGTTGAATTTACTGAATGGCAACGCAGTCAAGGCATCCGGTGTCCTGTTCTATTTTTACAAGAATCCTACGACGCACAAGGAAATCCTGTGTACAGTGCAAGACCTTCTCCTACCGATTTGCAAGGAGGGTTACCAAACAAAACGGTTGGAACACAACAACCCATCACAAAATTATTTGATGCTGGTAGAGATGACACACCTTACAACGAAAACTCTTTCCCTGGATTTGATGGACACGACCAATATATAGGACTCAATACACCTCTAGATCAAATGTATAATGATACAAAATCAAAAACAAGTCCAAATCCTATGGACACAAATTGGGGAGGACAATCGTATACCCAAAATTTAGTGGACGGTGGATATTATGCGGAGGATGAAGTAACAAAGCAACAATCTTAAGAATAACATTTCACCTTTATCACGCCAATTACGGAGATAAGGTGGATTTAATGCAATACATCCATCAAACATACCGTCCACGTTTGCGACATTTTTTAAATTCCATCTTCCAATATCTTGATTGAACGTACTACATCCATCAAACATGCATTCCATATTAATTACATTATATACATCCCACTTACTAATGTCTTGATTGAATACCTTACATCCAGAAAACATATAGCTCATATCGATAACATTACTTACATCCCATCCACCAATATTTTTATTGAAATCATCGCAAAACATAAACATATTACTCATGTCTGTAACATTACTTACATTCCATCCACTAATATCGCTATTAACATTCAAACAATTATAAAACATACTATTCATAGAAGTCACGTTGCTTACATCCCATTTGTCTATATGATATGGATTTGTCGCATCAAAATTAGTATATTCCGCAAATAAATTATCCATATTGGTTACTTCACTTGTGTCCCACATAGACATATTTGTAACTGTTTCAAAACTGCATAACGAATCATTTGCTAGACGAATGATAGCATCTGTATCATCATGTAATACTGCGTCCACGGAGGCTTTAATGTTTTCATCTGTTGCAAAATACGTGGTATATACAATATCATCCATGTAAGACTCTATATATGCATATGTTTATACTTGTTATTGTTATTGTTTTCTAGTCATTAATATTATTTTTGCGGGTATTATGTTTTCTAACTTGTAATTTTTTTTCTTTGCGTGTATGAATAAAAAAATCTTTTAATTGAAGTAAAAGCTGTTTACTAATTACATTATCCAAATCTATCTCTGGTATGCTTTTAACACGTACCTCATAATAGGATTGTGTCATGTAATATTTCATAATGTAAGTAAATGATTGTACATCTACGATTCTACTACTAAACGCATTAATATATCTTTCTATCATATCCTTATACTTAAATGAATAATGAAATGGTTTTACATTAATGTAATATACACTAGACTGCAACATAAGCGGGTGTTCTTGGTCGTCTATGAAACATATATGCACGTTGGATGGGAGGTTACTACATTTTAATAAATCATCTACAGTTTTATCATTTGTAGTACGAGACCATTCCACAGTTTTTCCATTAACTTTAAATGCTGCTACAATATTATCAAACACAGTTGTATTCAATTTATAGTTAAAATATGAGGTTATACTCTCAACCCATGATTTAGGACCATTGTTATTTGTATATATCATCAATTTATCACAATATCCCTGTGATTTTTGTTCTAATAAATAAGATAAAATATCTATGATGTTTGGTCTTAAAAATTCTGGAAATAAATCCATCACTTCAAAGAAATGATAAGAATCTTGTGGTCCATATACTTTTTGCAAAGCATCCCAGAATACACCTATTTCTACAAAATGACCTAGGGTTTCATCTAGGTCAAATACTACGATTGTATTAGAGACTTCCATAGGTTTTAGAGAGAATAAAAAAAATACGTTTACAAAATATAGAATGTTTATTTCTATTATAATCCGTCAATCTAATACGTTTGGATATTGTTCTTCAGTATTTAGTAAAATTGTACCTCATCATTTAAATCATAATCATATCGATAATCTACTTGCTTTATGTTACAATTGACACGATACTTACAATCGGTATGGAGTTATGGTTAAACCGTATATAACCCTGAGAAATGAACGAATAAAATAACAAATATATATATATATTAATGACGTATGCTTTGGATGAACAAGATTATAAAGTAATTCTGAAATTTTATGATATAAACACACATAAATTAACAAAGCGCGAATTAAAACAAAAAGCAACCGATATTTTAGCAAATAAATTGTGTAGATGCATCAATAATATTAAGACAACCGTAGAGAATCTTGTTGGAGTATGTAAACATAGTGTTATTCGTAAAAAATCACTCGTTTCAGGAAATGTAAAATGTGGAAAAAAAAGCTAGATTTATTTTACCTAAAAAAAATAAAAGGACGTTGTCAAAGAAAACAAAGCGTACAATATCCTTTCCAAAAAATACCAGAAAATCAAGTTGATTCGCTAATATAATCTAATGCTGATAATAATATCAATTCGTGGTTACTCATTTTTCTAAAAATCAAGACTTCATTCATATTGAATTGAAAAAAACGGTTCATATTATTTCTACAAACTATTATGATACCTTTCTCTCCAACTTTTATTTCACATACAATTCCTCCATTTGTTAAATGTAATCTTTCTGCGTTACTTATATTTATCCATCGCACATAACTACCGTATTTCATATCAGGTAACTCATCTACAAATTGGTATAATTTTAGTTTCTTCATAATTTCATTATGTTTTGATTTTGATAATTGAAGATTTAATAGTATTTTTTCTTTGCTTTCTTCAATTTGTTTTGTTGTTTCAGATAGTATTTTTTCATGTTTATTGTTATCCAAAGCATTCAATAATTTTTTCATATCCATATCCATATCCATATCTGTCATTACTTATATTTAACCTTTTATTTTTTCAAAAAAATTTTCAGTTTTATCTTTTTGGACATGTCCATTTTTGGATTTATGAAATTTTTTTTGAAAAATGGAAAAAAAATAAAAAATATACATAGATTAAATATGACTGCATTTTTGGTAAGATAATGTAACACACATTTTTCCATATTTTTAAAAATATGGAAAAACAGCTTAAGTGCATATTTTCTGATTGCTATATAAATGCATATTAAGCAACAAAAATATGCAGATAATATGCAACCTCCATATGAATGTAATTATTGTGACTATATATGTAGACGAAAATCATTATGGACCCAGCATATTATGACTGCAAAACATAAAAAGGCAACGGAAGCAACAAAACGGCAACCAACAAATATGCACCCCCCATTAAAATTTATATGCGATACGTGTAACCGTGAGTACAAACAACGGTCTGGATTATGGAGACATAAGAAAAAATGTAAGGTTCAAGAAGAGATAACCGATACAGAGGATACGAATATGTCTGTTATTGTGAAAGAATTAATGACACATATGAAAACACAGGCAGAACAATTACGTGACCAAAATAAAATAATAAATGAATTAATACCAAAGATAGGCAATAACAACAATAATAAATTGAATATTAATGTATTTTTAAATGAGCAATGCAAAGATGCTATTAATATGTCGGATTTTTTGATTTCTCTCAAAATACAATTGCACGACATTGATTACGTAAAAAATAATGGACTTATGGAAGGAATACGGAGTGTATTTATAAATGGGTTAAATGAACTAGATACGTATAAAAGACCCATACACTGCACCGATATAAAGAGAGAAACGATGTATATCAAAAACAATAACGAATGGGAAAAAGATAATGGAAAAGAAAAAATAAAATATGCGATAGGGGATATAGCACAAAAACACAGATTGGCTATTTCGGAATGGGAATTACATAATCCAGAATGGACGAACAGCGAAAAAGGTAAAGATGAATATATTAAATTAGTACAAAATTTGATGTGTAACGTGCAAGAACATAACAATGAAAATAAGATTATTAGAAATATAGCAAAATCAACGATTATTCAAGAAACTATAAAAAATTAAGTTATTAAACTTTTATATATATATATATATATGCCTAGTAGTCGTAAAAAAAAAAAACAGAAAAACTTATCTAAAACTCGTAAACAAACAAATACTGGTATATGTTTGGATTATTTTAAGAGTATTTTAGATGGAAAACATGAATTACAAAATCTAAAAAATGCCGATATAGCACAACATTTGATTCCAGTATCAAAAGATTTTGATCCAAAAAAAGATTTTTACACCTATATTAATTACGGTTGGCTAAGTAAAGAAAAAAATGTAAAAGAAGACAAATATTACACACAAATCGACAATTTTCGTACAGTTCAAGAAAATGTAAATTACGAACTTATGGATATAGTTGACGAATACATCAAAACCAAACACACACACAAATCAAAGAATATTGAAGCGTTATATAATTCTATTTTACACGATGACACTAGAATATTAAAAGGTCATATCGAAAAATCGATGAATGATATTGATCACCTTGTAGATAGCGGTACTTTGCTAGATTTATTAGCTCATTTAAATACAAACGAAATTATTTCTTGGCAATCACCTGTATCATTCATAGTGGATATAGATGAAAAAAATGTTGCTGCGTGCAGAGCTAAAGTGAATGAACCACAATTGTCAATATATGATTATACTATATATGTTGCTGACCCAAATGATAATTCGGAAGATGGAAAATTTAAACGTGATTTTAAAGATAAATATCTATCCTTTATAGAGGAGTTGTTTCATCAATGTTTAGGGGCACATCATGGATTAGATGCGGCAGATATTTGGGAAATAGAGAACATAATGTTAGATGCTATGGGTTGTGATACTAGCGATTCAACAGAATATTACAGTAAAGTGTCTACTGCCAAATCATCCGAATATGGATTGGACTGGAAAACATTTTCGAAAAAAGTAGGGTTTGATTATACACCATCTTTTTATATATCAGGAAATCCTGATTACTTAAGATGTATTATGAAAGAACTAACTAAAAATTGGAAAACTAAAAAATGGATAACATACTACAAATATATGTATTTAAAACAAATGATTAGGTTTGATTCAAAAATGGATGTATTATATTATGATTTCTTCAAACATTATGTTGAAGGTTCACAAGAAATATTACCGAAAAGACTTAGACCTATTATACCTATGTCCTTATGTTACAACGAATTTTTGACGGATGAATATGTTGAACGCAATGAAGATAAAGATATCCTTAAAATGGTAGAAATATTGTGTAACGATTTATTGTCGGTTTTTAAAGATACCATTAGAAAGAATAATTGGCTCTCTCCATCTACTAAAAAGTATGCTTTACTTAAATTACAAAAAATATATCTAATTCTTTCTCGTCCTAAAAAAATTCAATCAGACCCTAACATTAGTTATCACCCAAAAGACGTTTGGGGGAATATGTTAAAAATAACTAAATGGAGGTATAATGAAATGCTTAAACGAGAAGGCAACCCAACAATTGAATATTCGCGTATAGATTGGAGTTCTTTTAAAATGACTGGGAAACAATCCTATATTGTTAATGCATTTTACACGCCAAGTGAAAATAATATTTGTGTGCCGTTGGCATATTTACAAAAACCATTTATAGATACTAGCGTAAGTGGAGGAATTGAGAGATTATTGAGTACGATTGGATATACTGTAGCACACGAAATGAGTCATAGTTTAGATGATATGGGAAGTAAGTATGATTATAAAGGGAATATGAAAAACTGGTGGACGCCAGGTGATAGAAAAAAATTTAATGAAAAAATAAAGGATGTGGTAAACCAATATGAAACGGCCGCCGCGAGGGACGGTATAAAACTAGATGGCACGTTGAGTACTGGAGAGAATTTAGCGGATATTTCAGGTTTAGCAATTTGTACGAAATATTTACATTTGTATCATAAACGAAAACAATATCCAGAACAATTATCTTTTCTTTCATATAAAATGTTTTACGTATACGTTGCAATTGATAATCGACAGAAAATATATAAGAATGCGTTAAAAAGTCAATTAAAAATAAATCCACATCCTTTCAATAAATATAGAACAAATTGTCCTTTAGCCAGAATTAAGAATTTCGTGGGATTATGGAATATTAAGGAAAAAGATAATATGTATTGGCATAATACAGATATTATTTGGTAAATATTAAGAATATAATTTTTTATAAAAATATCTTTACTATATATATAATGGGAAGTACTCGTAAAGCATACTCTATGGGTCGTTCTAAGGGTCGTTCTCGTTCTCGGTCGCGTATGGGTGGAGGAAGTGCTATGTCTCGTGGTGCTGCACGTGCAGCAAGTGCATCGCGTTCGGCGGCTAAATCCGCTGCTGCCGCAGCATCCAAAGCTGCCTCCAAATCTAAAGCTGCCTCCCGGTCTGCATCTGAAGCTAAATCGCGTGCTGCTGCTGCAGCTGCATCAAGAGCTGCTTCGCGGTCACAAGCTGCTGCAGAAGCGGCTTCACGGTCCGCTTCTATGCACATGCAGGCCGCCAGAAGCGCCGGTCGCGAATAATTTTATAAAAAATATAATAAAATCATATTTAGTTTTAATAAATATGATTTTATGAGACACATACATTTATTTACCAATTACTAAAACCACCACCACCACCAAGTTCATTTGCCGCCATAGGTTCTGTTATTCCTGGTGTTGCTGCTCCTGGCATAGATGTATCTTGTTGTTGGTACATTTGATTGAAATCAGGACTCTGTTGCGGCTGTATATTTGGTATTTGCATAGATACATTTTGATTACTCGGTAACAACTGCATATTATTCAAGTTTTCTGTCTGACTATTTTGGTATTGTCCTGCTAATGGTTGTGTCACTTTAACTTCGTTTTTATTCAAGGAGGTGTTTTCATTTCTACCGTTCCACATATCTATTATTCTTTCAAAAATAATATTTACTTTTGCACCTACTTTGGTTTGCATAGTTAACAATAAAATCATAAACGGTAATAAGAAATTGGTAGTATCACCTTCACTAACATATTTTACACCGCTATAGGTTGGAATGTATTTAATTGCTTTATTTGAAAAATATATGGCTAAAATCATATATACGATTTGTACTACAATTTCTGCCAAAAGTTCTATAGATCCTTTTGAGTCATCTTCTTCAGGGACTACATATCTCACAGATTTAAGAATAAATACACACGGTATGATTGCAATTATAATGTATTGAACCAGATTAAGCATTTCCGCTTTGCTGTCTCCGTCCATGTTAAAAACTGTGTTAAAGAATCCTTGATTTATTATTTTACCTGTTTTTAACACATCGTTTGTACTTTCCATATGAGTTATAAAAAGAAATTAAAAGAAATTGAATTATACATATACAAATATGCTTAAGAATATCGTAAAACAGAATAAAAAAAATCAGGATGGTTCTTACCATGATGAAAATCAGTATTTACATCTAATTTCTGATATTTTAAATGAAGGCGAAATGCAAGAGGGTCGTAACGGAAATACCAAAGCGGTATTTGGTTCTGCAATGCATTTTACACTAGAAAATAATAGTATACCACTTTTGACAACAAAAAAACTGGCATGGAAAACATGTCTAAATGAATTGTTATGGTTTATCACAGGTAGTACTGATAATGGTATTTTACAAGAGAAAAAAATAAAAATTTGGAACGGTCAATCAACACGTTCATATCTGGATAGTTGTGGATTGAATCATTTAGAATCAAATGATTTGGGTCCTATATACGGACATCAATGGCGACATTTTAATGCACCTTATATTAATAAAGATGCAGATTATTCTGGTAAAGGAATAGACCAATTACAGTATGTTATCGACCGTCTTTCTGACCCTGAAAAAAGAACCTCAAGACGTATTATTATGTCTTCTTGGAACCCTTGTCAGTTAAATGAAATGAGTTTACCTCCGTGCCACATTATGTGTCAATTTAATGTAATTGGCAACAATTTATCGTGTAGTTTATATCAACGGAGTGGTGATGTAGGACTGGGTGTTCCTTTCAATATTGCTTCATATTGTTTTTTAACACATTTACTTGCCCATCATTGTGGGTTAAATGCATATGAGTTTGTGTATTATTTAGGGAACAGTCATATATACGATGATCATTTAGAGTCTCTCTCACAACAAATTACAAAAAAACCTTATGCATTTCCAACCATTTCATTTAAAGAAAAAAAAACTAGAATAGAAGACTATGATACTTCTGATTTTATAATTGACGGATATGAACATCACGAACCGGTAAATATGAAAATGCGTATTTAATTTAATAAATTAATCATTTCAAATAATATTATGAGTGGAAATTCTTCGTTGTCTGCGGCTAAAAGAAGACGCGGTGGTAGTCAGCCCGTGCAAACCTCTGATTCTGGAAAAGGTCCAAACGTACAGCAAAGTAAACCGCCTCCTAAGATACCGCATCCTTTGGAAATTTTAAAAGATCATGAATTACGTATTCGTTATTTAGAAACAGGTGTTAAGGAACTTACTCAAAAACTTACTATTGCAGAAACTAGCAACGCGTCTTTGAGTGCACAAAACAAAAATATATTGAAACAATTACAAATAATCAAATCTAATATCAATAAATCAAAACTAGATGGAACAGAAGAGGTCACAAAAATAGAACCAACTTTTAGTAAATTAGATATAGAAGGAACTATATCAGAAGGACATTCTGATAGCGAAAGTTCAAATGAATAATTACATATAATATACATAAAGTAAACCAATTATATATATTAATGAAACTTGTTGTTGTAGATCCTAAAATAGTAGCTAAAATGGATGTTATTTTTACAAATTTGCTACATTTGACCGATATTGTATCTATACGTGTAGGTAATACAGGATTACAAATACAAGGCACAGACCAATGTAAAATATGTATGTTTGATATAAAATTACACAAAGAACTGTTTTCTTTATATCAAATCCAGGATATAACGGTATTTACTGTATCAGTACGTATTTTTCAAAAAGTTCTCTCGACATACAAATCAGACCAAACCCTAGAGTTATTCATAACAAATGTGGATAAACTTAATATGCATTTGGTTGGCGGCAAAACTACGTGTGACAAATTATTTCAATTACCTCTTATAGATATGAATGACGAGGTACATCATATCTCGAACGAAGAAACAGATGTTGAAATTTATATGACTTCTAAAAAATTTACAGAACTTGTAAGTCAGTTAGAAACATTCAATAATGATTTGACATTTGATTTGTCCGAAGAACACGTAAATTTAAAAACAGAAGGAGAATATGGATGTATGACTGCAATACTTAGTCTAGATGATATGAGTTTAATAGACTATTCTATTATTGAAGATAATAATATATGTGTTTCTTATAATTTAAAGTATATTAAGATTATGAGTGCTTTTAGTAAAGTTTCAAAAGAGGTTAAACTAGAAATTAATCAAAATAAATTGTTAATGATGAGTTATAAATTAGAGTCAGAAAGTATGTGTAAATTTATACTTGCATCTATAATAAAATAAACGTTCAACGATTAGAAAAAAAAGGTGCATATAAGTAAATGAAAGTAATTCTAAACTTGTTAATATTTTGTATCGTTTTATTTATTTATGTGCATGTATATTTTTATCTAAAAACAAGCAACGATTTGGAAGTATATGAAATATTTCAACCTTCTAAAGAAAAATTAGAAGAAGTATGTGATATGAGACAACCTGTAATATTTGATTATCCAAATGACGAGTTATTAAAATCGTGTACACGTGACGCAATACAAAATAGATATGGAGCATTTGAAGTTAAAATTAGAAATTTAGATATTTCTAATAAAGAGGATGAAGAATTGTACATTCCAATTTCATTTACGAAAGCAAATATCGCAATAAAAGAGGATGCCTCAAATAAATACCTTGTTGAAAAAAATGCTGAGTTTTTAGATGAAACATCCCTCAATAAAATATTTAAATATAATGATGCGTTAATCCGTCCAAATATGGTATCTAACTGTATATATGATATTATGGTTGCGCATAATGGCGTTAGAACACCATTTCGCTATGAAGTAAATTATAGAAATTATTTTATGGTTACTGAAGGAAATATACGCATTAAATTAGCCCCTCCTAAAAGCAGAAAATATTTGTATCATCATTCTGATTATGAAAATTTTGAATTTAACACCCCAATTAATCCTTGGGAAGTACAATCACAGTACGCAGAAGATTTTGAAAAAATAAAATGCTTAGAAGTAAATATGAAAGAAGGGTCTATTATTTATATTCCGTCTTATTGGTGGTATAGTATTGAATTTGGTGAGAAAGCAACTGTTGCAGTATTCAAGTACAGAACTTTTATGAATACAGTTGCTATCTTCCCGAAATTAGTACAGAGACTTCTCCAAAATCAAAATATTAAAAGACAGATTACACCATTATTTAGTCTTAAATCTAATGATGCAACAGATACAAACAAAAAGAACGATACAGATAAAAAATTAGAGTAATTTACATTATAATGTTTAAAGTTATAAAAAGAGGTATAACTTGATATATATAGATGAATAATAATGAAAAACCGCTAAGTTTAATCGTTGAACGAAAATATCGTGTAATTTCTAAAATAGGAGAAGGAACATTTGGAAAAATTTTCAAAGGATTAAATATAAATAATAATACACTTGTTGCAATTAAAATTGAAAAATCTAGTAGTACTAATTTACTGATTCATGAGGCTAAAATATATAAAAATCTTGAAGATACAAAAGGAATACCTAAAATGCTTTCGTTTGGAAAAGAAGGTAAATTTAATTATCTTGTTTTAAATTTGTTTGACGAATCTCTAGAAGATATGAAAGATGCGTGTGGGGATAAATTATCGTTGAAAAGCGTTATCCAAATTGCATTACAAACGATAGAAAGATTATCTATAATACATAAAAACGGTATTATTCATCGGGATATTAAACCAGATAATTTTGTGGTAGATAGAAAAACAAATGAGGTGTATTTAATTGATTTTGGTCTTGCAAAAAGGTATTTGGATGAAGAAGATAATCATATACCATCTGTGAATAATAAAAAGCTCACAGGTACGGCTAGGTATGCAAGTATAAATAATCACAAAGGTATGTGTCCATCTAGAAGAGATGACTTAGAATCACTAGGATTTGTATTGTTATATTTATTACAAGGTAAATTACCTTGGCAAGGCATTAAACATAGTGATAAAGAGATTAAATATAACATGATTGGAGATGAAAAACAAAAAAATAACATACTACAACAGTTTCCGGATGTTCCAGGAGAACTAATAACATATATTTTATATTGTAGACGATTAGAATATGACGAAGACCCTGATTATGATTATTTAATGAATATATTTAACAATTTAAAAACCTTACACGGGTATGAAAATGATAACATATATGATTGGAATGTGGAATTCCAATAATAATGGTTTAAAGACATTTGTTATATGTATACTATTATAACATGTCAGCAGCAGAAAGTCGTATCACAGGACGCGTTAAATGGTTTAACAACAAAGCGGGTTATGGTTTCATCTCTGTAAATGAGAACACAGATGTGTTCGTGCATCATTCTGCGATTAAAACTTCAACAGACCAATTTCGTTATTTGGTAGAAGGAGAATATTGTGAATTCAAAATGGTAGAGGTAGACAAAGAAAAGGTTACTGCAACCGACGTAACAGGACCAAACCGTGACAAACTTATGTGTGAAACAAGGAATGAACGTCGACAACTACATTCTTCATCTCCGACAGATAATGAGAATGATGAAAAATTAGGTATTAAATTTTCAGTGGGCAAAGGCAAAGGCAAGGGCAAGGACAATGGCAAGGGCAAGGGCAAGGGCAAGGGCAAGGGCAAGGGCAAGGGCAAGGAAAGAGTCAAAACGGTATCTATGAAATCTTCTCCAGATAATAGCAATTGTGATTGTGGAATGAATATTCAAACTAATTCACTAGTAGAAGAATATCTATCTACAGATTAATAATAATTTAACTATTATGATATAATCAATCAATACATAAAGATAATTACATATACACCATATGGAATTATCAACCATTTTTGTACAAAATGACATAAAATTAATCGAAGAGCTGTTTTTGTCATTAAAAAAGGATATTAAATTATTAAATAACGAAGTGAATGTTTTAGAAAAAGATATAGCAAATAAAATTAAAAATGTAACTTCGAGTCATAGCAAACCTATAAAAAATAGTCAGGTTTTATCTAAAAAATTGGATTTTTCAAAAGAAATGTGTATTTTTTTGAATTGTTTGCCAACTGAAAAACATACACGCACGAATGTAATCCGAATAATAATGAATTACATAAATGTAAATAATCTATCAGACGGTAAAAATATAATACCAGATGAAAAAATAAAACGTATTTTAGAATTAAATGAAAAAGACAAATTAACTTTTTTCAACATACATAGATACATACATACAAGTGAGCATGATGAATAATAAAAGGAAAGAAAAAGATGTGAAGAAAGAAACGAGTGTGAAGTGCAAAAAATTGAAATACTTTTTAGAGAGAAAAATAGAAGGAGATACCAATTGCAAAGATGATGTCAA